ACCCAACCTTCTGGATATGGATATTAACTGGGATAACATCAAGTCCCAGCCTAATCTGTTTGAAAGCTACACCAAGCTGCAGCTGGTAAAAGGAGAAGATAGCAAAGAGTAATCCGATATAACCGTGTAAGTAAGGGAGGGAGGTAGTTGGACTACCAAGAGTTTTTAGAATCCAAGAGAATAGTACACCAGAGTAAAGGGCTTAACATTCCGCGAGACGAGTTAAGCCCTTTATTATTCCCTTGGCAAGGGGATGTTACGGAGTGGGGGCTAAGTAAAGGTAAAGCCGCCATATTCGCTGATTGCGGCCTGGGTAAAACTCCGATGCAGTTAGAATGGGCCAAAGAAGTACACCAGCACACCCGGCAAGATGTGCTGGTGCTGGCCCCTCTGGCAGTAGCACAGCAAACCGCCAGGGAAGCTGAGAAGTTTGATATCCCGGTGAATCTTTGCAGGGACCATCAGGATGTCAAACATGGAATCAATATAACAAACTATGAGCGCCTGGACAAATTTAACCCCAGATATTTTGGCGGGGTGGTCCTGGATGAAAGCAGTATTTTAAAATCCTACATGGGCAAGGCCAAACGAGCCATACTCAATACCTTCAGGGGCATGCCCTACAAACTGGCTTGTACGGCCACACCTTCACCCAACGATAACACCGAGCTATTAAATCATGCTGAATTTTTGGACGTAATGACATCTGGAGAAGCTCTTACTCTCTGGTTTATAAACGATACCCAGAAGGCTCAGAACATGCGGCTCAAACACCATGCAGTAAACGACTTCTGGCAGTGGGTGTCCAGTTGGGCGATATCATTTTCAAAGCCGTCAGATCTGGGATATCCGGACGATGACTTTATTCTTCCACCATTAAACCTACACGAGGTAATTATCCCAGTTGACCAACGAGATCTGACCGGAGAAAAACTATTTCGGGATATAGAAATGAATGCTACAGCATTCCACCATGAAAAGAGATTGACCACAAATGCCCGTGCACAGGCAACGGCAGAAATGGCCAGAGCTTACAATGACCAGGTTCTGATATGGTGTGATACCAATTATGAGGCCGACGAGCTGCGTCGGCTGATTCCGGAAGCGGTGGAAGTGCGGGGCAGCGACTCCATAGATCATAAAGAGCAGGCGGCCCTGGACTTTGTAGACGGCAAGTTCAGGGTACTGATATCAAAACCCTCTATATTTGGCTACGGCCTGAACTTCCAGCATTGCCACCGGTCCATATTCTGCGGGATGAACTATAGCTTTGAGATGTTCTACCAGGCAGTCAGGCGCTTATGGAGATTCGGCCAGGCCTATCCGGTGGATGTCCACCTGGTACTGGGCGAGACTGAAAAACATATCCTGGAGACTGTGAAAACGAAGCAGGCGCTCTATAAAGAAATGAAATTAAATATGGTTACGGCCATGATAGCCAACCACCACAAAAGCAGGCAGGGGGTGAAGTACAGGATGGATTATACACGGAAAGAGGAAAAGGGTAAGAGCTGGACTGCGGTTTGCGGTGACTGTGTGGAAGAGATCAGAAAGGTACCCGACAACAGCGTCCACTTCCCGATATTCTCCCCGCCGTTCAGCAACCTGTATATCTACAGCGATTCATACCGGGATATGGGCAATGTAAAGAATCATAAAGAATTCTTCCGGAACTTTGAATACCTGGTACCGGAATTATATAGAATCACGGTTCCCGGGAGATTATGCGCCGTACACTGCAAGAATCTGCAGCGGTTCAAGAGCCGGGATGGTGCGGCCGGCATATACGACTTCCGGGGTGATGTGATTCGCTCCATGGAGAAATTTGGCTGGCAGTACCACAGTGAAGTGTGCATCTGGACTGACCCGGTCCGGGAAATGCAGAGAACCAAAACCCATGGCCTGCTGTATAAGCAGCTGCGCAAAGATGCCAGCTATAGCCGCCAGGGCATGGCTGAATACCTGGTGGTGTTCCGGAAGTGGCCGGACGATTACCAGGACCCGGAGCCGGTCACCCATACGAAAGATGACTTTCCCCTGGAACTGTGGCAGCGGTACGCGTCCCCGGTCTGGTTCGATATCCAGAGGACCGATGTACTCAACGCGGCCATTGCCCGGGAAGATGAAGATGAAAAGCACCTGGCGCCGCTGCAGCTGGGAGTAATCGAACGGGCCATAGAACTATGGACCAACCCCGGCGATATCGTATTCAGCCCATATATGGGAGTAGGCAGCGAAGTTTACCAGGCCGTGAAGATGGGGCGTCGGGGATATGGTATTGAGCTGAAGGATCAATATTGGACCTGGGCTGTCCGGTACCTGCGGCAGTTGGATGCTGAGATGAACCAGATCAGCCTCTTTGATGAGGTCAGTTAGGAGGGGAGGAGCGTGAGTACAGTTACCGTTGAATATACCCCGCCTGAGCAGATACAGCGGTTCCGTGAAATGCAGGCTCTCCCATATCGGCTTAAGATTCCATATGCGATCGGGAAGGCACAGGAATTCTATGATACCTTGGACGGCAAAGTTTTCTGCAGCGTCGGGGGACTGGATAGTATCACGCTATTGAGGTTTCTCCGCAAATACGTTGATCCAGACATTCCTGGAATGACAATATCCAGTCTGGAGGATAAATCTATTCAAAAAATACACCACCAGCTGGGTAATATGGTTTTTCTCAAGCCTTATAAGAGCAAGGTCCAAGTAATCCGTGAGCATGGATATCCGGTAATTTCAAAAGAAAAGGCCGGGAAGATTCAGCTGCTCCAGAACCCTACGGAGAAAAATGCAACGGTACGCCATGCCATCATGACTGGGGAGACAGGTGCTTATGGTGGGTACCGGAAGGGCACACGGATGAAACTGCCTCAAAAATGGTTAAACCTTTTTGGCGGCCCGGAAAATGCAAACTACGGGACCGACTATCAGACAGCGCCATTCAAGGTTAGCCCTGACTGTTGCTATTACATGAAAGAAAAGCCGGCAGACGATTGGGCGAAAAAGAACAGGCTGCATCCGTATATGGGGCTTATGGCCAGCGAAGGAGGGCAGCGGGAAAAAGCGTTAATTAAAAATGGCTGTAATTACTATGGCAAAACGGTCACCCGGAGTTGCCCATTCGCAATCTTCAAGAGGCAGGATTTACTTCAGCTAGCGCTTGATATGGAGGTACCGGTGCCGGAGATCTACGGAGAGATAGCACGAGGCCCGGACGGTACCCTTCGGACAACCATGGCACAAAGGACCGGCTGCACTATGTGCGGCTTCGGAATACACATCGAGAAACGCCCCCATCGTTTCGACCGTCTCAGGATAACCAATTACAAGGAGTGGAAATTCTGGATGTACGACATGGGCTGGGGCAAGGTTCTGGATTACATCGGGGTCAAATGGGAAGACGAGTATGTTCCCCCGCCCAAACAGGGCGAATTACCGTTTGTTATTTAAGGGGAGGCGATATAATGGCAACCATAGCGGAGCTACTACGGGCCCGGAACCATATAGCCGTCTGGGAGCAGGAGCACGGCCGGGAAGCCACCACGGATGACTTAATGGTCATCCTGTATAACCAGAATGCAGAGGAGGCCCGGGAGAAACGGGAGTCCAAAAAGCGAAAGAGGAATAAGCCCCTCATTAAGCGCAAGGATTACCTAACCAAGCGGGACCGGGAATTCATCATCGTAATGGCCGCCTGCACCCAGGGGCTTCAAAACATCATAGACGAATGGCAGGAACATGACCAGAATCCGTTCCTGCTTCGTTGTTTAAGGACTGCAAATACCTGGATATATAAGGCCATGGAGTGGATGACCAAAGACCTGCTGGGGCGGGAGAAGATGAGCCTGCTCCGGCAGGCTGCTTATAACGAGGTTGGAATTATTGAGTACGAAGTGAGAAGAAGGGGGAAGGCATAGCATGCTAAAAATGCTTGACCTCTTCTCCGGTATCGGCGGCTTCTCACTCGCCGCATCCTGGACAGGTGCGATAGAAACGGTGGCCTTTTGTGAGATAGAGCCATACTGCCAAAAGGTATTACAGAAGAACTTCCCAGGAATACTGATACACTCGGACATTACCAAGCTAAGGGGGGAGGACGTTGGAGCAGTTGACATTGTTTGCGGAGGATTCCCTTGCCAGCCTTTCAGCAATGCCGGGAAGCGAAGAGGCAAAGAGGATGACCGTTATCTCTGGCCGGAATTACTTAGGGTTATTGCCGAAACACACCCACTTTGGGTTATTGGTGAAAATGTTACTAGTCTGCTCAATCTGGGAATCGAGGAGATGTTACTTGACTTGGAAGATATCGGGTATCGGGGGGGGGTATTCCAAATACCAGCTTCAGCAATCGGTGCCACGTTTGCCGGGGATAGAATTTATATCGTTGCCACGTCCCATAGCAAGCAATGCTATTGCTTGGGTGAGAACATCAAAATCAAACCCACGGCACAGTATCAAAAAATGCTTAGAGCGTGGAAGTCAGAATCAGGTAGTTTACCTTTGGATTTGGAAGGGTTTTTCGCCGATACAGGCCAGCGAATTGAACGAAACGATGATGGGCTTTCCGAGGGGTTGGACAGACTTAAGTGCATAGGAAATGCCGTAGTGCCGCAGGTGGTTTACCCGATATTGCAGGGGATTGTGGAGATAGAACGGAGGGATGCGTGATGGACGAGAAAAGGCGCTGCGGCACCTGCAAGTACTGGGTGCCTGAAACAAAAGGCATGGTGGCCCGGGCGAAAGCGAAGCAACCGTGGCCGCACTGCGGTATAAACGGGAAAACGAAGCTGGGGGACGACAAGCCCTGTCTGGCGTGGACCAGGAGGAAGGAGGAGAGTATTAAAGATGGCTAAGAAGCAAACACCGGAACAGCAGATTAAAGAAAACTGTGAAAAAGCTGTTGGTACGATAGCCCGGTGGAAATCCATCAGGGTAAATGGATGCAATGACCCCGGTTGGCCAAATGGGGTAAATATGAACCTGTTGCGGAATCATCTTATGTCGTACAAAAAGCAGATCAGGGAACTTTGTATAGCCAATGATCTGCTTTTACCCCCAGAAGTATATACTCCTGATTTGCCTTACACTGACTGCAATTATTTTGCAAAGCCTGAAAGCGATAGAGCAAAACGGATTATGAACCGCCCGGGCTGGCAGTGTTACAACCACGAACCAATAGGCGGCGAATACGACGAAAGACAGTTATCGCTGTTTTAAGGAGGGCATAGATGATGAAAATACGCGAAGAGGTCCGCTGGTTTGCGGAAGAAATGGAGAAACAGCTCAGAGCAAATGAGCATAAGGGCGGTTGGCAGGACTGTAACCCTGAGTTTCTTCTGGAAGAGCTTCATAAAAACTACACCGAGCTATATTTGCTTTTCCCAAAAGATACTGCGGATATTTGCCGCCGGGCAGCCAATATAGCTAACTTTGCCATGATGATAGCGGATAAGTATAAGGCGGTTAAGGAGGATGATAGTAAATGACAGTTAGGCATATGTGCGCCGATATTCGCGGCATGTTAGAAAATAACACTCGGAAAGGCTCGCTAAAAGGGGTGTTTGAAGATGAAACAGGGCGTAGATTGTCGCATGAAGAGGCAAGAGACTATCTATATGACTGTTTGGCAAAAGGGTGGAAGGTAGTACCTATAGGAGATTGTGATAACTTCGATTACCAAACAGGTTGTAAAGGCCATTAGTGCGCAGTTTGATATAACTGCGACAGAATGGAGGGCCCGGATGAAAGCTAAATGCCGTTTATATGGAGAACACTATTGCCGTTGTGCAACTTGCCGATGGCGTGGGAGTGATAATTGCCTCCATGACCGGAAAATGCCATGCAGTTGGTGCAGTCCCAAGGGGCATATGAAACATAGCGATATTGTAGGCCAATGTCGAGGACACGTTCGGAGGCTTGTGGGCGCTGAGTGACACGTTCCAAGGAAATCCCGCCAGCTAAGGCGGGGAGTGATTAGAAAGCGACATAGAAGGGGGATTAAATCACATGGAGCTGTTTGGTAGAAAATTGACAAGCGAACACTTAAAGGGATTTGTGGAAGTTCACACTAAAGATGGTCAGACAACAATGCCTAAAGAGTGGGCATTGGAAATAATTAAAGCCTACGAAGAAAAGCAGGAGCGTGACGCAACAGAACAATGGCTTAATGATATAAATAATCCTTTAGAACCGATAAAAGTTAGGTCTGCTTTGGAATCAGAACTCATTAAACTAAATTATCGCAAAGAACATAACCCCAAAAGCATCAGTGAATTAGATATTACTATTATTGCTGTATTGGCAAAAGAATTAGGCTGTTATAAAGCGGAGGCGATGGAATGATTAATTATGATAAATTGCCGTCCAGGGGCAAAGAAACCTCTGATGGAGAGAAAACAAAAAATCATGGAATATCTTGCGGTGGCAGATGTTACGTGTTTTACGATGAAAACAGATGGTATCGCGTGGAGTGTGAAAAATGCGGGACGCTCGTCAAGTACAGAACCAATAGCTTAGATTTAGCAATCAAAATATGGAATGATATGCCCGACATAGTGGGGATGGGATAGTTGCACGTTCCAAAGATTATACGACACAGAGGGGGGAGAAAGTTTGAACTCAGGGGCTTTTCTGGTAGCTAGGGATATATTTGAAAACCCTATATGGATCAATCCTACTGAATTTAGGATGTTTATTTTAATACTTGGGAAAGCCGCCTTTGCTGAAGAAGGGGTTAATGTTGGCAATATGCATATAAAAAAAGGCCAGTGGATTAGATCATATCGAAACCTACAGAGCGATTTAGAATATGTCGAAAATAATGCGGTTAAACGTCCTGGACTTGCCACCATAGAGAGGACTGTTAAAAAACTGGTTAAGGATGGCCGTATCCTGGCTGAACCTTGTGAGCTCGGAACACTGTTTACAGTTGTTAACTACACTAAATACCAGGCTCTTGAGGGTTACAAGAAAGGTACTAGGAACACCGCGAGAAACAGCAGCGGAACAACAGCGGAACAGCAGCGGAACAATAATAATAATGCTAATAATGCAGAAGAAGATATAAATATAAACAATAACCCCCCTATATCCCCCCAAGAGAAAATCAAGCACCTTGATTATGTCTATCTCACCCCGGATGAGCATGAACGATTAGTCACCGAATTTGGGCATGAAGATACACAGTGGATGATTGAGCAGCTTGATATTTACATTGGGCAGAACCCTAAGAAAAATAATCGCTACACGGACCATAACCGCGCGCTCAGGGGATGGGTCAAAGAAAAACTGATACAGAAAAAAGAGGGTAAAGTTTCTCAGTTTAAGCCCAGAAACAGGAAGAGACAATCACAGCGAGAGGAGGAGACTGATTTTGGATTCCACAAGATTTAATACCTGCTGGCAGTATTTCAATCCACCGCGCAGACTACAGGGCGCAACCTTTAATAGCTATATACCCAAATGCGGCTCTCAGCAGGCGGCTTTAGAAACCTGCCGGACATATTCCACAGATGACATCAAAACAGGCCGGGGATTGCTGCTTATAGGTACCTACGGTACAGGTAAAACCCATCTAACGATAGCGACGGTGCGGGCGTTGATGGAAACTGCACCTGATTTATTTGGGGTGCGGAATGATTCACAAACGCTCTACGACCCTACCAGAGAGGACTACCGGGGCTTATATTGCTCGTTCTTTCCGGTAATGGAACTCTTGGACGCATGGCGGCCGGGAAGCGAAGCAAAGAAGCAACGAGGAGAGTGGCTATTTCACCGGGCCAAGACTGATGATCTGGTTGTCCTGGATGATATAGGGGCCGAAAAGGCAACTGAATGGACGGAAGATAGGCTTTATGCCGTAGTAGATGCCAGATATCGCATGGAGAGGGCAACGATATTCACCACCAACAGCAGCGAAAAGGACTTACTAAGCAACGGCTACGGCAAAATCGTTTCCCGTATGTTTGAAATGACGGATCCGGTACCCGTCACTGGCCCCGACCACCGGAGAAAACGCGCATGAGCAAACTAGATAACTTCGTCCCCTTCCTGACGGTAACCAGGGACGGGGAGATCACGGGCGATTACTGGACTTATATATCTAACTTCGAGCTCCGCAAACAGGCGGAATGGGCGGAGTACCCAGAGAAGGAGCGGCTGGTAGGGGAATTAAAAGCGGGAGGAAAACGCAAAGCGAGGGCAATGTAATGCAGTTAGATGCTATTAAACCGGGGATGGAAATCGAATATTATCACCTTGTAAGTATGCACAAAAATAAAGGCTCAAGGCATAAGGTCCGCATCGGCACAGTCAAGCAAGTAACCCCGCGCATGATAGCGGTCCAGGGGAAGAAGTACCCCGACACAATTCTGGTTAACGATCTGCTCTCAGGGCAGGCGGCTATAGTGAAAATCAAACAGGAGGGAGAGGTAATTATGAGTAAACCAAAGCGTGAAGCACCGACGAGGGAAGAGTTGAGGGTTCTGTGGATTAAAAACAAAGCCAAGATAGAGCCCATCCGCAAGGAGCTAGGTGTTACCTGGGCAGACGCGAAGAAGCTTCTGGTGGAGGCAGGCATAATAGACAGCCTAAGCAGGCCGATACAAGAAGAGCAGACCCCGACCCCCGCACCGGAGACGGTTGGCAGCCAGGAACCGGTAAACGAGGGCAGCACGGAGTCTGCTATTGAAAGTATACCCGAAAACATACCCGAGGTAATAACAAACCCTGTCACACAACCGAAGTGTTCACCACAATACCTTGCGGTTTTAATCGCCATGACGGAGATTACCGCCGGCGCTCGTTCGGATGTGCAGAGAGTTTTGGAAAATCCGGTGGCCCTGGCTCTTATAAAAGAGCTCATAGAGCAGGAGGCGGTATAGGCATGAATACCGATCTGATGTTTAGCAGCAAGAAAGACGACTGGGAAACGCCACAATCCCTATTTGATGAGCTTAATAAGGAATTTGGCTTTAGTATTGACGTTTGCGCCAGCAACCAAAATGCAAAAGTTAACCGGTTCTGGAATTGGGACATGGATTCACTGAAAATACCATGGATAGAGTGGGCAACCAGCAACAATATGCCGCCCGTGTTCTGGATGAATCCGCCCTACGGGCGCGAAATAGGTAAATGGATTAAAAAGGCATACGAAGAAAGCCTAAAAGGGGCTACAGTAGTATGTTTATTACCGGCCCGGACAGATACTCGCTGGTGGCACGACTACTGTATGAAAGGCGAGATCCGTTTTATTCGGGGAAGATTGAAATTCAGTGGATGCAAGCACAGCGCACCATTTCCGAGTGCAATAGTGATATTTGAGGGAGGGCGAGCTAATGCGCATAGATGAGCTGCCGGCAGGCACAACACCGGAACAAAGATGCCGCGCCGCACTCCTTGCGAAAGGGGTGGCTGAGATATGACCACCATGACAATTCCCGGCGTACTCCCGGGAATGAATGAAATCGTAGAAGCGGCCAGAGGCGATAAATACGCTTCCAGTAAGCAAAAGAAGGAGTACACCGATATAGTAGCCTGGACCGCTAAGGCTGCCAGAATACCGCATATGGAGCGCATAGACATAACTTTTCGTTGGTACGAACCCAACAAAAGGCGAGACAAAGATAATATCATGGCTGGAGCTAAGTTTATCTTAGATGGATTGGTAAAGGCCGGAATAATCAAGAATGACGGCTGGGCGCAGATAGGGGACATTTCCCATCTTTTTGATGTTGACCGGCATAATCCCCGGGTGGAAGTGGAGATTACAGGGACGGAGGAGGCGAGGGACTCATGAGGACGGAAGAACTGGTTTTTAAGCTACAGAATGAAGTTGCTGCCCTTCGGGAAGAAACCGACCTGCAGCGGCAGAGTATTATACAAAACCTTTCCTGCCAAGTAGCTATGTATCGCGAAGCCCTGGAAGAAATTACGGAGGAATTAGAAAACTGCTATGGCCGAGATACAGAATTAACCATAAAGGCGAGAGGAATCATTAATTGTCCAGACTCTAGGCAGGTGGTAGATGCAGCCCAAAAGAGACAGGCGGCAATCCAAAATAGTTACGATGCCACGCACCACAACGAAAGAGCTATGTGCGCCGATGAAATAGCGGTGGCGGAAAAGGAGCTGATTAAGGCAGCCCGAGACTTGGTTGATTACGAAACGCGGACATACGGCAGAAGTAAATACGTCCGCAAGTTGAAACGGGCCCTTGATGCGCTGGAAGAGGTGAAGTTATGAAATTAACCTGGAATCTCTACTGGCGAGTAATAGCGGCGCTTAGCTTTGCTACGGTGTTTGCGGTGATAGATTTATACCTCGTGAATCTGAGCAGCTACGTAGCTGGCGGGCTGCTGGCCTGGGTGATTTTGGAGGGGAGGAATAAGAAATGCTGAGCATTGAAATAGCGAAGAAGTTAAAAGATGCGGGGCTCAAGTGGGATCCAAAACTCCGGGACCCTTTTTACTATCGGGAGGATGATGATTGGGAAATGGACGTGCTAAATAAACAAGACATGCAAGAGGCAACATCTGAAGTTGACGAGTATATAGCGGATTGGGTTTTCGCTCCCCGGCTGGACCAGACGCTGGCATATATGGAGGAGCAAGGCTACAAGGTGGAATCCACGCAGGACGCATGTTATATATTCCACCCGGAAAAGAGCTCATACTGGCGGGAATTTCTTGCGGAGAACCGTATAAATGCCGCTGCGGAAGCCTTGTTATACATTCTTGAGGGGAGGACTACCCATGAATAAACAAGCTGAACGGGAAATCCATTGCGACAAATACTGCCGCCAATACCGGCGCTGCACTGTCCACTGGGGAACCGAATGCAAGCGGCAGGGCGGCCGCAGAATACCGAGGATGAAGTCGTACCCGCATGAGTTTGCGGCAGAGGTGGAACCCCCGGTAACACAGGAGAAGAGAAACCGGTTTAAAGAGGTAATAAACACGGCGAGGGCTAAGGTGGCTAATTGGTAAGAAGGAGTGAAAGTATGAAGAAATTGAACATAGGGCAAGTCCTCGCGCACAAAGAAGATATTGAATTTGAGGGATTTTTAGGAAGTAAAAAACTAATCAAAGCAGGGACTAAGGTTTATGTTGGTGCAGATAAATTTGCGCATTACCTAAATGGAATAATTCAGCCGTTAGGGGAATGCAATAAAGAAGGGTATTCAGTTAAAGGCATAGCGGATTGGGTGTATATGTGGGTATCAGCCCGTTTACCCATAGATGAGTTTTTAGATAGTTATGAGATTTCAAAAGCAGAATTTAAAGAACATATAGAAGATGCATTAGAGGAACTTGGAATGTGGGATAACACAGGTAATAGGAGTTAAGTCTTTTGACACCCCCCGGCGGCAGGGTTAAGCCGATAAGTTTAGGGAGGGTAATGGCATGAGCAAGAAGCAGAATAGGAAGTCGATGCCTGAGTGGAAAAAGCTAGTAGACAGGGATATGCGGCTATATCTTACCTGGGGCCGGGTAATGGAACATCAGGCCGATCTGCTCCTTGCCCTTGAACTTACAGGGGCGAGGGTGACGCCTGTATACGAACTGCGCGAGGGCTCTGCCAGCGGCCCTGCGATAAATCAAATAGAGAAGATTGCTGTTACAAGGGATTTTGCCCGGAAGAAAATTACTGTCGGTCAGCAGTACCGGGCAAACATGGAAGAGATAGTGCGGATTGCGGCCGGAGGCGACCCGGACAAAGAAACTTTTATCCACCGGTACTGGTGGACCAAGGAAACCACTATTAGGGAGAGAGGCGCTCTGGTTGTTGCGGCTCTGCCATTCCTGGCTCACAGATCGTGGAAAACCGGGAAAATCGGGAAGCCAAACAGCACGTTTTATGCCTGGAGAGCGGAGATGTATGAGAAAATCGGAGAACTGCTGGGGTATTACGGAGAGTAATCAGACTTGCCCCTGGCGCCGGGGCAGGAAACATAATTTTAAAAGAAAGGTGGTGGATCCTCCGAGGCCAATATATATGGCGAATACAATATGCTACACAGGGACTGGAGAAAGCCGGGCTATGCGCCCGGCTTTTCTCTGCAAGATTTCGCTCTTTCTTGACCGTTTCTATATTTTGGCCTAAAATATCTTTAAATCTTGCGAAGGAATTGAAATTATACCATTCTCCATCGTCTAAATTGACGCAAAAGTTTTAGTTTACCTAACGCAAGTTGAAGATCATGGTTTTTAGCTTACCTGCTCTTTTCGGAGAGCAAAGGGATTGAAACAAACCAAAAACCCAAACAAAGAGGCCCGTTTAATTACGGGCCTCTTCTATGCGCTATTCCTCTTGGTATAGCCTCCGCAAGTGATGCGTCCTGTGTATGACACCGGGCTACTTCTTTTGCTGCCGGATTACCTTTACAAAAAGTTCATTTATCGCCCGTTCGATGACGGCAGTTTTTGTAGTCTCCAGTATCTCCACTAGCTCCGTAAGCTTATCGTTGGCCTCTTGGGATATTTGGCTACTTAGTCTTACATATGACTTGGCTGTACTCTTTGCCATAGTCTTACCTCCGTTTTTCTTTGATTATACCACGGTGTGGGTGGGCGTACCTAATAGATTGTCTCCTGGACCGTAGACAGTGTGCTGGCGTTGCAGATCTTCGACCAGCATATGGATATATTTTTTTGTCATGTCCAGGGTGCTGTGACCCATTATTCGTTGCAAGACAAACGGATTGCCGCCGTTCCGGAGAAAGAATAGAGCAAAAGTATGCCTAAAAACATGAGGGCGGACAGGGGTATTTGCAATTTCTGCAATCTTGCCGTATTTTTTGAAATTCATGCGCACAGCAGCAGAAGTAATAACCCGCTGCGTGTATTCGCCAAAAAATATGTGGCTAGTATCGCCCAACTGCTTTTCATCTATCCATGATTTTAAGGATTCTCCCAACCGATTCCCGAAAGGAACCAGTCTATCCTTTTTCCCCTTCCCATGTACCTTGAGAAGGTGCTGTGAAAAATCAATAGTATTTACTCGCTGCCCCAGGGCCTCTGAAATTCTAAGCCCTGTATCAAGCAGTAACAGTATTAGTAACCTATCCCGCCGGCCAACAAAAGTATGTTGGCCTGGCACCGCCAAAAGTTTTTGTGCCTGCTCTTCAGTGAAGCTTTCTATAATCGTTTCTCTTTCAGCCAGTTTTTTTATATTTTTGGTTGGGTTTCTCTTAAAGCCCTCTGATTCTTCTAGGAACATATACATGGCCTTTAAAGCCTTGATGTGCGAATTTATTGTTGCTGGGCTTATGGTTCCAGGTTTACCGTCCATACGGGGACGGGTGCGAAGAAACGCCAGGTATTCTTGAATAGTTTTATAACTTATTTCCTCAATTGAGGAAATAGAATTTTCTTCCAGATAACAGGAAAATAAATTAAGCCTCTCGTAATACCCGTTGGTAGTAGAGGAAGAATAGTTTAAATTATCCAGGTACGATATAGCGCCATCTATGACGCGATCAATTTCCATTACAAAAACCCCTTTTCGCCATGATATGGCGAATAACCATAGTAACTGCATGTTGGCTAGCATATTTTGACAACTCTTGCAGAGTTACGTTTTCGCGTCCCGGAAAATACTGGTCTCTGAAGTGTTCGGTTCCTAACCGGCAGTTACCTGCGGCAAGGCTATCCTCTATGGTAACAATATAATCGCTGTGTTTTTCAACGAACTTTTTCATGCCTTTTGCTTTCCGACGTTCTTCGTAACCGGGGTCAAGCCGGTATAAAAGAGCTTTTCTCCGTTTTAAGAGCACTGCTTTCCGTAATGATTCCGCAATAGCAAGGGAATCAAAACCATATAAAACAGTGGGAACCTCTATTTCGTATTCCCAGAACAACTTTTCTCCTGCGTTCACTCCCCCAAGACTCACCCTGAGATTGGGGTCGATTTTTAAATCCCGTTCCTCCGCGGGTTTGATGGCTACACAATAACACATATCCTTGCGCTTCTTTACCAGGACACTCACTCCGCTCGTAAGCGGGAAAAAGGACTTATTGTCCCAGTATCTCTCCACCGGGGCAATAGGGTCAGTAACCTCTGGACAATAATGCTCATTGGTACTAAACATGGGTATAGGGTCTTGCCCGAAACCATGAACAAAGGGGTCTTCCGGAAATGCATACAAAATCCGCTTATCAGGGGATAGCACGGCATACACCGGCTTTCTTCCCTTCCTAAAAATCCGGTGTACGGAAAACATAGAATGCCAGGGAGAAATATCAAAATACACCGGTCTCATAAACCGAGTATCCAAGAAATGCAATACGTCCAAGCGGGACACGCGCTTATCCTTACCTGGCGCATGGTAAACAGGGTAAGATATCTCCTTAACAAGCCAGGATTCATCATAAGGGTTGCTCACCCAACGCTGAGAAAACTCCTGCTTTTCCATTCCCGCTTCCTGAGCGATACGCTCTACCAGTGGTAAAAAGGAAACGCTTTCCCCGCTGAGTGCTAAATTCAGCGTCGTTTTTAAAATGGCATGGAGCGTATCCCCTGCACTCCACCCCCTACAAACAAATAAAGCCTGCTGTAAGTCTTGGGTTCCGACGGCCTTCTTATAGCCGTCCTGGAGAACAAAATATATCTTATGGTCCTTTTCGTTCTCCAAAGAAGAATGACCAGCTGAAGGGTAATAGATATGGAGAAATATGCCCGGCAAGAGCTCCTGTGCGGGCACTCTCGTAATGGGTTTCCAAGCTAAATCGGTTCTGTACGAACTAACGAAGAATGCTGAGGGAGGTAAAAACGCATACCCAGCGCCGGAAAGCCCTGAACAAGAACGATAATAGTTTTTCCCTCCCAATTCTTCGTGAGCTTCCTCTGTATCGTGTTCATAATTCACAAAAAACACACTGTGATCATTGAGGTTCAATAACTCAATATCACATATAATATCAGCGTCTCCGCCGCTCCAAGCTAAATCAGTTCTATTTCTCATGCTTTTGCTCCTTTCCTTTAAGGGGGCCGCCATGATAAAATTTACACGACGGCCCCGGTCGTCACTACTCAGCAGCGGTGGGTTCTTGCTGTCCAGGCTGGCCTGCCGCTTCTGTATTTATCAACGCCAAAAGCTGTTCGCGCCCTGCCGAGCGCTTTTCCATCTGCTCCAGCACAATGGGCAACCATTCCAATATGACTTGCACCATATACCAGAAGTCGCTGCCGGAATAACCGCTCACTGGGTTCCCCCAGACTGGCATTCCGAAGCCGCACTGGTCGGCAAAGTAGAAACCCTCGCTCTCAGAACAATCGTGCCCATAGTGCCAGTCATACCGGAAGTAGATGCTGGTGTTGAGCTTGCCGGTATCGGCATCCCTGCGCTGCACATAGACGGCGTTCATGTCGTCGTAACCTTTGCCCCAAATATCAGGGGCCACTTCAAGCAAAATTTCTTTAACCTTGCTAATGAAATCAATGGCCACTGCCCGGCGCTTTTTCTCGCCATCCAACATGCGCTGTACTGCCTCTTCGAGCTTCTGTAGGTTTTTCATAGCAAACTCCTTTCCCGACCTGGTTTATTCCCCCAGGCCCACAGCGGTTAGGCCGCCACCCTGATTCCTTCGCCGCCCCGTACTGAGGCGGCAGGTAGGCTAAAAACTATGGCTGCATAAACCATGCTAAATCACTGTCTGAAAAATCTTGAATCTGCTCATATTCTTCCTGAGATATTTCTTTTCCGTGCCACATGTCTTTCGACATGCGTCCTATGGTAAAAAGAAACAACTTCTCCTTCTGTTCCAACACGACGAAGCTGTCATGAGATTCTCCTATGCGTCCTTGGGGGACGCGCCGCCAAAGTTGATTTTCTCCTCCCTCTCTGCGGAGAACCGGAGGCATCCCTGTGATCTTCTGTTCATATATCATTTCCCAAACCCCTTTCAAATGCTATTCCTTTAGGGGCTTGCGCCCCATAGGTAGTCTAAAAACTATGGTGCCAATCATGCCGAGTACTGCCATCCGGCATGGCATACTCGCGGTGGACGTCTGTACTGCATTCTTCGCGGGGGTCGCAACACGGCTCTGTCCACTGGTAGAGTAAAACCGGTTTCCCGGTGGCCTTCGCCTCGTCGAATTTGCCTTGGCGCTCAGCCTCCTGCTGGGCTTTCTTTTCGACGATGCCCGCTTGCCGACCATCATGTATGGCTTTGGCGACGGCGTAGAAAAACTCCGGCCCGCCTAGAGTCTCTACTGTGTGCGCATCTATATATGTACCCCAGCCCTCCACATATTTCCCTAAACCCAATTCTTCCAGTAGTTCCCGGACTGCCTCGTCGGCTGGCATGTATCCGGATAAAATCTCTCCATCGTACCATTGCAACTGTATAGGATATTTCCCGTCGCGCATTTCCTGTTTCGCAGCTTCGTGCGCCGCCTTCTCGGCAGCCTTCTGGTTTTCGCGCTCTGCCTTCTGCCGTTTTAGTTCGGCTATGATCTCCGGTTTCGCGGCCTTCACTTCGGCAACGATTTTCGCGGCTTTCGGCGGCGCATCCAGCCGCATCATATCTTGCTCGTCTCTCACGAGCAGGGAAATCTGATATTTTCTGATGTACTCCTGGATTTTTTGTTCTTTTTCCATTATCTCTTCTCCTTTCGCCCCGCTCCCTCAGAGCTGCCGGGCTTTTTAGCCATGAGCGCCGCCCCCTACTGAGGGCACCGGACTTGCACCGATCACGCTGAGCGCGGGCCTTGCGGCTACTGCCTGCCGTTCTACCTGATCCGATTTAAAAGGAAGGACCCCATTAAGGGGACGGAAACTTATGCAAGGTAAACTAAAAAGGATTAAAATTTTGCTACAATTTTAACGCCACCATCATCAGCGTCAAGCCAAATTTCATCTCCTTCAATTTCAATTTTTTTCAATTCTTGGAACTTATAATCTGCTAAAATTTCCGCAAAATCAGCGATATTAGTTTCCGTTTCTCCGTCTTCGGAGACATAAAATATTTTTTTAACTTCTCCTAACCGGGCAAAAAGGTAATTTTTAACTTTTTCATTTGTCTCCATATCAACATACGGAGATTTTGCAGATTGATTTAATTCTCCAAAAATATCTGCCATGTTATTCACTCCTTCCAATTAATTCCATGACCGGAGTTCCTGGGGATAATAGTTCCCAGTTGCACGATCAAAGTGAAATAATGTTAATGCGATACCGTGCGTTATAGCTGCATTAACTACAGCTATGAGGGCCACCGTTAGTCCAGTGACATAGAGATCTATGCCATCGGATAAGTCCCCAGCGGCCTCCAGAGCCAGGACTGCATCTAGTTCCAGCCCTTTTGTGTCCAGGGGATTTACTTCCCCTGGGAAAATATAGTTTTCTACCCCGGGGATTTCATGCCGTCCCCGGCAAAGCCCGAACTTTACGGGCTCTCCCTGGATTTGCGAGTCGTAGTACCCGGCAGGCCGATCGCAAGCCAGGCACCAATACTGGAGATCGTCCTCCAGATACATTATTTCTGCTCCACATCGAGAGCAGAACATTCTTGTTGGGGTTATTTCTTGTATTCTCATTATCTCTTCTCCTTTCGCCCCGCTCCCTCAGAGCTGCCGGGCTAGTCTTTCTTTTCGGCCCTCTCAAAATATTCTTCCAAGGCTGTGGCAACTATCTCAGTTTTCGTCTTTCCGGTGTCCTTAGCGAGCGCCTCTAACTTCTCGTTTAGGGCAACGGGTAATCTGAAATTTAGCTGTACCATTACTTGTGCCATATACCTAATCCTCCTTGCTCGTTTTGGGTAATATTATACGCTTGCTTGCTTTATATTACAAGGAGTTGTTGCCCCACGCACCGTCAAATGTTCTTGCTGTTTTTAACATTTTCATTCGCTTCCTTTCTGCCGGGATTAGCCGCCCGGCCTCGGCTGGTTATTAGTACCTGCTCCTTATGTGCTTCCCTCGCATGTAATCTATCCGGGTACATTGCCTAAGTCTCTCGATAAGGCGCTCGTTTGCCTTCCTGGCTGCCTCCCTATCGCCGATGCCTCCGGCTGTGCTAATCCCGTACACAAAATCCAGCTTTCCTGTCCATCCACATATTTTTGCTATTTTGTTTATCGCTTCCTTTTCCGCCTGCATGGTATCTATCAGCCTTCCGGTATCATCGTCATGGTGCCAGATGCCAAAGGGGATAGAGCTCACTTTCAAATAATCAGTATCGTTATCCGGGATGCAAATGGGAATGATAACATACTCTATATTCATGCTATCCGCTCCTTTCTAAAAATCCTCAAGCAAAGCATTTGCCTTGATTCGGGATTCTTAACTTCCGGTTTTGCCCCCGCTTTCTCTTACGTTCTCCTGACTTTACGGAAACCACCTTATAGGCCAGGTGCGCCATGTACTCGCGGCTTACGGGTATTCTGCTGTGAAAGAGCTAGAGATTTTAACTTTGCGGCTCCCCCTGTTCTTCGCCGGTGTCTCTCGAACCGCCCGAACCGTCCGGCCTATGATTAAATTATAAAGCAAGCAAGCAAGCAAGTCAAGCGAAATTTAAAACGGCTATAAACCTGCACGCTACCGGCATCCAAGCCACTTTCACCCCCAGGCTGTGAAAATGAGAACAAAGTTTTTTATAAAATAAACGCAAAAAGGGGACGGAGAAGAGCCTGCGAGCCTTAGAGCCATGCTGATTACAGAGGTTTGACAAAAGTCTGTAAAAAATAAGCTAAAGTCAATGTTATAATGGAACCATGGAGAGTCACAATACAATTTAATAACGATAGCAAAGGCCGGTAGAGATGCCGGCTTTTCCTATGCCCTGGAATAGGCTGATCACCGACAAGGCGGCAAGTCCTACCGCTTTTCCAGGGCTCAATATTTTTAAAGGGCGATCACTGAAAGGACAGGTGGGGAAAATGGCTAAACAAGAGGTATATTGGTTCCACCATGACGGGAACGCGCGTAGGGATATAAAAATACTAGAAATGAGGGCGGAGTACGGTGCTGAGGGCTACGGCTGGTGGTGGATGCTGCTAGAAATGATGCGCGAAGCTACCGACTACAAATTAAAGCGTAAGGGCAAATACCTAGCAAAAGAATTAGACGCAGAGCCAGACAAGCTAGAGCGGTTTATTGCTGATTGTATAGAAGAATTTGAGCTCTTTCAGTGTGATGAAAAATACTTCTGGTCTCCATCCATGTTAAGAAGGATGGAAGCGTATAATAATATTTGCGAAAAACGAAGGGAAGCCGCTAGGAGAAGCCATGAGAACAGGTGATACAGCAAATGTTCTGCAAATGCAGAGCAAAAGGAAATCACTTGCTCTGCGATAAGAATAGATAAGATATGAATAGAGGAGAAGAGAATAGATAAGAGACGACGAGAGAAGATTTGAGGGGAAGGGAGTCCGAGGGGAACCATGGCAATACCTGATCCATTATCAAAGAGATTTAACAAAAAAGAGCAACGCCTATTTGACTATTTGGCGGACAAAAACAATAGCCGGAGGATTGGCGATATATGCAAAGCCTTGCGCACTACTGCATGGACTCTATCAAAGACTCAGGAGAAAATAGAGCGCAAGTGTGAGGAATTCAATACAGAATATTTGCATTGGTGTGCAGAACTAGGAATTGAACCGTGATACCCCCTTTTTCCCCCTTTGTGATAGAATTAGAGAAAAAGGAGAGGGGAAATACTAATGGAGTTTGAGCAAAGACGAGAATTAAGAGACAAATTACTTAAAAAGGCATACGACTATTACTTCGAGAAGAATGGGAGCGAAATGTATGTTGATGAAGGTAAAGAAGGCCCCGAAACACTTTTAGCATATGAGTATTTAAAGGATAAAAGATTGATTGAATATATCCATTTTGGCGGCAAGGAAATGAAGGCAAAAATTACATCATTGGGAATAGATTTTATTGAAAGTGGACAGAAATTTAACAAATGATTGTTAACCGTTGCAAGCCCCTACGGGGGCTTTTTTCATGCGGATTCTAGGAGGTGGGGAGAGTGGCAGATAAGATAACAATTAAACAAGAGAAATTTGTACAGGGCTTATTTGCTGGCCTATCTCAGAGGGATGCATACAAAGAAGCTTTTAATACAACGAATATGAAAGAAAAAACCATAGATGAAAAAGCGTGTTTACTGGCGGGACGGGACAAGATTAGGGCAAGACTTGAAGAGCTCCAAAATGAGGTTAAAGAGCGCAATATGGTTACTATCCAGAGGATCCTCCAAGAGTACGCCAGACTTGGTTTTTATGACCCTCGCAAGTTCTTCAATGATGATGGCAGTCCAAAAGGCATCCAAGAGCTGGATGATGATACCGCGGCAGTGTTAGCGGGGCTTGAAGTTATGGAAATATGGGAAGGCCGGGGCGATAATCGTCAGTTTGTTGGCTATCTAAAGAAATACAAATTGCCAGACAAGAAGGGCGCTCTAGATTCAATGGCCCGGCACCTGGGGATGTTCGTGGAGAAAAAAGAAATTACTGGGACCCTGGAAGTAGGTATAAAATTGCCTAGTGATATACCGGATGATTAAGGCGGTTATTATACTGGTGGCACTATTGCGGAAAGTCTATTTGTGCGGTACAATTTAAGCAATAAAGCTATGCGGAGGTGTATCGCATAATGAAAAGAACTCATGGAGAATCAGTAACCAGGTTATACCGTATATGGAAAGATATGCGTAGGCGTTGCAGAAATATTAATAGATCTGATTATTACTTGTATGGCGGCAGAGGAATAAAGGTATGCGAGGCATGGCAGAAATATGAAACATTTAGAGATTGGGCGAGGGCAAATGGGTACAAGGATAATTTAACCATTGACCGTATTGATTTTAACGGTAACTATGAACCCAATAATTGCCGATGGATCACCATTGAGGAGCAAAACACGAACACTAGGCAGAATGTTTTTGTTGAAATAAAAGGTGAAGTCAAAACGCTAACCGAATGGGGCAGGGCTTACGGGTTGCCATCTTCAACGATATTTACCAGATATAGAGACGGATTAAGGGGACAGGATTTAATTGCACCTAAAAAAGTAAGTTTTACGGGGCATCGTCATACGGAGGAAACCAAGGCCAGAATAAGAGCAAAAGTAAAAGGTGAAAAAAGCCCATCATATGGGAAACACCCGTCGAAGGAAACCAGGTTAAAAATGTCAATAGCAAAAAGGGGTTGCATGCCACATAACAAACGTCATTTTACTGAAGAAGAAACACAAAAAATAAAGGAAATGGCATTGAATGGGCTTAGTATTTATCGTATTCATAAAGAACTGGGGACAGACAGAAGGGCAATAAAACGTGTTTTAAACGACGAGAGGTGATGCTTGTGCCAAAAATAATAGCTAATTTAACGAGGCTCCCGGAAATAACTAATGACTCCTTCTACAATTTACATAATGATAAGAGCCGTTATTTAGTATTGATTGGCGGAGGTTAGGCGGCTCCGGAAAATCGGTGTTTGCAGCGCAAAAGGTAGTACGGCGAGTAGCGGGGAGAAGAAAACATAGAATTTTAGTAGTTCGCAAAGTAGCCAAGACCCTGCGCGAAAGCTGTTTTGCCCTGGCGCGTGGGGTTATATCGGACTTTGGCCTGACAAATTTATTCCGGGTTAATAAGTCAGACATGACCATCCGGCACGCAAACGGCAATGAAATTATCTTTGCGGGCCTGGATGATGTCGAAAAACTGAAATCAATATACAATATCACTTCCATATGGATTGAAGAGGCCAGCGAGATAGAAGACACCGATTTTAGACAGCTCGACATACGCCTGAGAGGCGAATCCGATAGCTACAAGCAAATAATACTCAGCCTGAATCCGGTTTATCACGGGCATTGGATACTGCAGGAATTTGTCGGCCCAAACTGGACGGCCAAAAAGCCGAACACAACCGTTCATCATAGTACTTTTAAAGACAACCGTTTTCTTGACGAGGAACAAAAGGAAGTTCTGGAGGCGTTCAAGGACGTAGACGAATACTATTACACCGTTTACTGCCTGGGCGAGCCTGGTGTACTTGGCAAAACAATCTTCCCGGCCAAGATCGTCAGCGAGCGAATAGCATACCTGCGAAACAAAAAGCCCTTAAAACGGGGCTTTTTTGCGTATGAGTATGAAGATGAGAAAATAGTGGACAGCTCCATTAAATGGGTAGACGACTGGGAAACCGGATATATCGCAATATACGAAGAACCAAAACGGGGCTATCCCTATGTGATTGGGGGAGATACTGCCGGGGATGGCAGCGATAATTTTACCGGCCAAGCGCTTAACAACGTCACCGGCAATCAAGCGGCGGTCCTAAAGCATCAATTTGACGAAGATTTATACACCCGGCAAATATACTGCCTGGGCAAGCATTACAACCAGGCGCTAGAGGCCATAGAAACTAACTTTAGCACATTCCCGGTTAAGGAACTGCAAAGATTGGGTTACTGGCACCAGTTTAAACGGGAAGCCATAGACGAGATAAGCAAGAAAAAATACCATAAATACGGCTTCCAAACCACCAAGCTGAGCAGGCCGCTTATAATTGCCAGACTGGTGCAGGCAGTTAGAGAACACCCGGAACTGTTCAACGATATTGCAACGTTAGAGGAAATGCTTACCTTCGTTCGCAACGAAAAGGGCAAGGCCGAAGCGCAGGAAGGCAAGCACGATGATTTAATCTTGGGCTTGGCTATAGCACATTACGCGAGGGGACAGGAAATAGACAATCCGCCAGCGGAAAAGATAGCACTGCCCGAAACATTGCCCCCCGACTTGCGTCGGGATTTAGAGGCCGACCCGGCAGCTTTGGCCCACTGGCTGAGCCAGCATAAGAAATATAACTAGAGCCAGCAACCCAGCACCCTTCGTGGGTGCTTTTTTAATGCCTGAAAGTAGGTGATTTCGTGAAACTCCCCAGTATAACCAAGGCGGTGAAGCGGATAATGAAAGACCCCGAACAGATGGACGAAGACCAGCGGCAAAACAAACTCGAAGAGTGGAAAAAACGGCTGCGCAAGGCCATGGAAGAACACGAAACCTTCCGGGCTGAGTGCGCCACATACGATGCGCTTTACGGCGGTACCAAGCAGATCAGGCCGCTGGGCAGCACGGATATATACGTTTCCGACAGATACCCGGAAATGAGTACCCCGGAGCCTGCGCGGCAGGTAGTAAATCTGTGCTTCCAACTGATCGAGAGCCAGATAGATATAAATCTTCCCATGCCGGCGGTAGAACCTACGGAAGAAGAGGACGAGAACGAACGCCGTAATATGATAGAGGGGCAACTGGCTTATATGGCCGGCGATACTTCGTTGCGCCGGATAAACAGCGAAAACGAGCGCATTGCCAAAAAAAACGGCATTGCCTACTTCAAAGTAGGCTGGAATCCCGATTACAAGGCGCATACCTACCGGGGAAGAATCGAAACCACCAATCCACATCCAGGGAATGTGGTACTGCAGCCTGGCGTCACAAAAATCCGGGATATGGACTATCTGTTTCATATTGAGAATCGCACTATAGATTATATCTGCCGGGAATACGGCGAGGAATACAGGGAGGAGATAGAAGCCGAGAGCCTGGAATATGGGCAGCTGGACTATTTCAATGCCGGGACTGATAGCTCTACCGACGAGAGAACCAAGAAGCTGAGCATAATTGAAGCCTGGTACCGAGACAGAGACGGAGAAGTCGGCGTACTGACATGGGTAGGCGATATAATTTTGCGGGATAAGCCCAAATTTTTCTACAAGCAGGATGAATCCGGCAACGCCATTGAGTATGACGAAATAGACATGCCCCAGTACGACGAAGAGGGGAGCTTAACCGGGACTGAGACAGTACGGGTAAAATGTCACGTCCCCGATTATTTTCCTTTTGTCCCGTGGTACAACATACCCCGGGAGAAGTCGGCGCGCGGGCTTGCCGACCCCTTCATTATCGCAGACCAGCAGGAGGGGATTAAGAAACTACTCAGTATTGAAGAAGAAAAACACATAAAGGGCACGACTAAGGTATTTGTGCGCAAGGGTACCGGGCTGGCGGCCAAGCTAACCAATTCAGTCAGCCAGATTATCGAAGTTGACGATCCGGCCGGCGACGTAGTAACTAAGGACCTTAAAACGCCGGATAATTCGCTTAAGGATTTATATTTTATCTACGTTCAGGCGGCTAAAGATTCGTTAGGAATCACGGAGGCCAGCCAAGGCAGGACAGACAAGGGTAAGGAACTGTCTGGCCGGGCCCTGGAGATTTTAGCGGCGAACACTCAGGGCAGGTTAGGCGTAAAAGCAGACGAAAAAGATATCGCTTATACCGAGCTTTACCGTATGTGGTATGACTTCTTGCTAGCCTTTGCTGACCACCGTATGCCGTACCGCACAGATGGACAGTATAATAAACCCGTTTACGGTTACTGGGACAAATCCAAGCTGATTAAGCAGGATGATGCCGGAGAATGGTATTATCCTGAATTTGATATTTACGTCCAGGCTGAAACCGCGTTACCGAAAGATAAGCGATTTATCTTAGACTTGGCCAACCAAGCCGGCCAGCGCATAGATAACGTGGAATACTGGATGCTCATGGAATCCATTGGAGTGCCAAACGCAAGCGCGATACTGGAAATGGAACAGCAGAAGGTGGCGACACAGTCCGGAACGGGCCAGGCACCGCTACAGGCGCAGGCCGCGCAACCAAGCCAAGGCCAGCAGCAAGGAACCATACCGCCGGAATTACAGCAGATATTTCAGGTTCTGCCGCCAGATATACAGCAAGCAATACTGCAGATGCCACCGGAAGAACAGGCGGCCTTTTTGTCGCAATCGCCGGACCAGATAGCAGCTCAGGTACAGCAGGCTCAGGGAGGGCAGCAGCAACCGCAAGGCGCGGATATGCAGCAGATAGAGGCTATTATCCAGCAGTTGCCACCTGAAATACAGACGCAGTTTATGCAGTTGCTGCAAACTGACCCAGCACAGGCCATGGCGTTGCTGCAGCAGGTTATGGGGCAACAAGTGGGTAACCGTTAGGTTTCCGCACGGGTGGCGGTTTTTCTCTCCTTCCCGCTGCCCGTACCCACTTAATTATGCAGAGGGAGAGGGAAGAGATACGGGCGGTGATGCGGCGTGTCCCCCAACGAAATACTATCAGCGTTATCGCGGATATGGCTTAGCTGTGCGGATTACCCGGATGCCGACCACGCCGCTATTTTAGGACATATAGAAAACTTGCAGCTGCTAGTGTTTGGGCTGGAGGCAGGTGATGCCCAGTGAGACCAGAAGGAACAGTGGTTGACCCCGGCTATATGTGACCCAGCCCCGAACTATCCGGTAATTCCGGAAGATTGCGGGGCTATTTTAGTAATCGGTTGCGAAAAACACCCGATTTGGGCAATACGGTTGCAATGTAAATTTATGACAAAAATAAGGAGGCGCAAGATGGCTAAATACCGCAAGAAACCGGTCATTATCAACGCCTATGTGGGGCTTTTCTGTTTTCTGAAAGGCGGCGAACATAGAAATGATCATAATTCTAAGCGATGGAGAGAAATACGAAAATGTAAAGCAGTGCTTAGGTGACTTCCCGCCCCGGAATTGGGCTTTTTTCTTGCCCGTAATCGGGCTTAACACCTGCACGGCGCAATGCCCGGAGTTCGCCGCCGGGGATTACCTGAACCAACTACTTGCCAAGGAGGTGATACAGATGGCAGGGCAAAAAAACGGAAACGTGCCTAAGATGCCCATCAAAGGGATCCAGTCTTACGGCAGTGCCACCGGTAAACCCGCAGAGAGCGGAAAAGTAATTTACGGTTCCGACCTTCGGGACGGCAAAAAGGGTAAATAGGCCCGAAAAATCGCATGGAACAGCGTAAAAATCCATTAATTAAGGAGGAGTAAAACCATGATAGAAAGCGTAAAAACAACGGATTTCGCTGCCCCGTTTGAGTTTGGCTTGCAGAGATTTGCGGAAGAAGGCGCTGGCGCTGGCGATACTGGCGGCAGTACTTCGTCGATAATCCCCGGCGACGATTACGCCAGTGGTGGACCGGAACCGCCAGAAAATCATCCGGCAGCACTCGTAGATTTTGATGATTTTGACTTCGGCGGAGAGCCAGAGGCCGGAGAACCGACAGCAGAACCGGAGCCGGAATCTGAACCTGAACCGATACCCGACCAGGTAAAGCGGGAACAGTCGCAAGAGGCTAATGCTGCTTTTGCAGAAATACGCAGAAAGGCAGAAGAAGCCGAAAGAGCGTTAAAGGCCCGCGATTCTTGGGTAGAGCAGAACTTCGGGCATCAGGGAATTAAAACCTGGGACCAGTATCAGGCTGCGGTAGCGGAAGGGCAGAGACGGCAGGAAGAGGCCCGGCAGCAGGAAGTGCAACAAAAGCCGCAGGCCGTGTACCAGCAGACCTACCAGGAGCTGATTGAGCAGGGTTACGACCAGCAAGTAGCCCATAGACTGGCTTCCCAAGAAGCCAACAGTGCGGCTTATGCCCTGAAAATGCAGACGCTGGAAGAAAAACTGGCTGCGCAGGAAAGGCAAGAGCAGGAAAAAGCACAAAGGGAGCAGCAAATCAAACAGCAGCAAGAGCAAGAGGCAATGAAGGAAAAAATGGCCCAGGAGTTGCTTTCCGATCACAAAAAGCTGCGGGGAGAATACGGCGACCTGGTACCTGCCGACTTGAGCAAGCTGGACCAGCCGACAATCGACAGGCTACAGCGAGGGTATACCCTGTATGACGCTTGGTTTTTGTCGAACCGCGCAAAGATAGTGGAGCAGACGCAAAAAGCTGCCTCCCAAAAGACGCTTAACAACCTGAATAGTAAATCGCACCTAAAGACTGAGGGAGACGGCCAAGGTGATTCCAACGCAAGCGCAATCCCTATGAGCGCCGATACCCTGCAGATGTATATGGACTCTGGCATGACGGAAAAGCAAGCCAGAGCTTTCCACAAGAAATTATATGGATAGGAGATGAAATCAATGTTTGTGCTTGAAAGCACCTATGACGGTGCAGGAACCATAGTTGAAATCAAGCCCTTAACCGATAGCGAGGCAGCAGCCGTTGGCGAAGGTTTTAAATTCAGTTCCGGAAAACTTACCAAGGCCGGAGCTACTACCAAGCCCGCCTATATTGGGATTCAAAAAGTGGCGGCCGGCGCCGGCAAAACCGTTGAGGCCGTAGCCGTACGTTCCGATCAGGTATGGGTAGCAGATTATGTGTCTGCCACAACCAGCGTACCAGCGGTGGGCGGTAAATATGCAATGGACGCTAATAGCGTTAAGGTTGATGCTGATACCACTACAAATGGAGTAGTGACCATTATCTCAGTGGATACAGCTAAAGCAAAATGCAGGTGTAAGTTTGAGTAACCCCTAATACAAAGCAACTGAATAAAACCGCACAACAAGGAGCTTCTAATGAGGCTCTTTTGTGCCCTAAATTTTGAGAGGAAGTGAATTAAAAGTGATTGTATCTGCAACTGCAGGGAAAATTGATGCGGCGATTGGGCGTTTTGAGGGCCCGCTTATGGCGTACATGCTGAAAGAAGAGCAGGACTTTGCCCGAGACAGCATTAAGGAAAAGCTGTATAACGTGCGCAAATCCAAACATTACAGCGAATCGTTTTCCGGTTTAACCGGTATTGGCAACTTCGTGCCCACTGATGGCGCAGTTCCCTATGATGAATTTGAAGAGAGTTACAGCAAGACCCTTATCCACCAGGTATTCAAAAAGGGCATTGAGATTAAACGCGAGTTGATCGACGATAGCCGGGTAATTGACATGGAAGGCATGGCTGGAATGCTTATTGATTCATGGAATGCCACCCTGGAAGAATTACTTCATGCTCCGTTTAACAACTGCACACAAACCGACTTTACTTTTGAAGGAAAAACCTTCGATATTGCTGTTGCCGATGGTTTGGCCTTGGCTTCCAATGCCCATACGTCCAAAACCGGGAAGGGAGGCACCCAGGACAATTACACCACAAATACATTTAATGTGGAAAACCTGAAAGTCGCTGAGGACATGATGAAGGCCATAAAGACGGATATTGGCAAAAAAGCCAACGTTAAGGGCGATACTATTTTCGCTTCATATTCTATCCGGAACGAGGTCTGGGAGGCCGTTCATTCTCTGGGCAAGGTTGACTCCGGAGACAATAACGTGAACCCCTATAAGGATAAGTTTAATGTTGTTATCTCCGACTGGCTGAACGACGGTTATTGGTTCTTGATAGACAGCAGAGTCTTACGGCGTAACCTGTACTTCCTAGAAAGGCATCCCTTGAAAGTAACGTCGCAGGTTGATTTCAATACCGACAACTGGCAGATTAAGGCTTACGCGCGTAACAGCCTGGGCTTTAAGTCTTGGGAGCCCGTTATCTGCAACATACCGGCCTAGATAGAGGGGGCACTAAACCCCCTCTTAATCTTATTTTAAGGAGGCGATATCTTTGGCGGCTACACATCATGAAGGGCCGTTGTTCATAGGCGGCAAACAAGTTACCGGCAATACTGCTATAGCGGAGCTGGAACAGACCATTTCCGCTACACCGACGCAAGAAGAGGTTCAGGCGATAAGCGATAAGGTGGATGCGATTATAGCTACGCTTGTTGCCGCAGGAATAATCAAGGAGGCTTAAGCGCCTCCTTTCCCTTTATAGCCTTAAGGAGAGTGAGAACCATGCTGGATAAGAACGAACTAACCCTAAACAACACGGAAAGGAAGCTGCTTTGGGGCATATACGAAACCTTACAGGAGATAAAGGACCTGCTTCCGGTGCCTGCAGCGTACGAGCAGACAGCGTTGAAAAAGGCCCCCTGGGGGGATTTAAGGCGTCATGAACTCATGGCGTTGGTAAAGGCTCTGCCGGCGGATAAAAAGCCGGAGGGATGGAGCAAGCTCAGCAATGCTGAACTAATCGACATTTTGACGGAGAAAGAAGGTGCTTAAATGAGAAACACCTACACGGCGGAGAAGGTGGAGGTAAGGGCAGAAGTAAAGGGAACTGCGGTAGACATACCTGTTGCAGGCAGGCCTTTTATGATTGCCAATACCGGCGCTCAGCCGCTGTATATCAATCCTGCGGAAACCGCAACGGCCGGCAACGGCTTTCTTATACCTGCCGGGACCGTGCTGCCTATCAAGATGGCGGTAAGAGGCAACTTGTCCGCGATATCTAATTCTACCGGAACCAGCGTCGCAGTGCTGTACTTCGACGTTTAAGAAGGGTGGTGTGCCCTTGTGGACTACAAGGAATTAAAGGAACATACCCTGCAGCTATTAAATAAATATTCTACTCGCGGTAAGGAGCTGGCGCCGACCAAAACCGCCGACATCAGGCTTAAGATCGAGAACTTTATTAATACCGAACTGATGGACTTAGCGACAACTACCGGCAAGCTACGTGCCAGCAAAACCTATGTGGTAAAGCCCATATACAACGAGCTGAGCCGCGATACCTCAAGCATTAAGACCCACTTGCCCGGGCAGGACTTCGCCATAGAATTGCCCGGAGCCAAGTCATATTTTTTCGAGGTCCAAGGCCCTGCCACGGTAACGATTGACGAATACGGCGGAGATTCCTGGGTGAACCTTGAGACTATTGCCATTGCGGAAACGGTACCGGAATTCGCGGAATACAAGGGGCTTATAACCGCTTCCGATGATGCCAACCGGATACGGCTTAATTTCTCCGGCGATTATGTCTACAACTACCGGTATTATGTGCTTTATCCGTATAATTTCCCGGCGGTAGAGGACGTACAGCAGCACAGGCCGCATTTTTTATATGACCTGCCTGCTGACTACTTGGACACAGAAAACGTGATGATACGACGCGACCAGAGGCAGTGGGTGCCTTACGTCGGCTATATACTGGATATCGCTAACCGCAAGATAGGGCTTAACCGTTATCAGGAAGGCGAAGTAATACTGAATTACTACCGCGAGCCTGTCTTGATCATCATTACTGGAAATGACGAGGTTGACGACTCCCAGATGATTGACGCTACGCCAGATGGGGCATATGCTCTCGCCCTGGGTGTTGCTTCGTTGGTGACGGCCAAAAACGACCCAGCGGCCAGCGCCTACTTCAACAACCTGTACGAAGTTAAAAAGGCCAATATGCTCAGCAGCGAAGGCATGTATACTCAGGCCATTATCTCAGTCAATGGGTGGTGATTATTATGGCATACAAACCCAAAATCATAAAACCCATATCTCCCCGTAAGATGCAGACTTATGGCTTTCCTAACGGCATGGCTGGGGGCATGAACTGTTCCGTACCGGCCGACAGGATAAGGCCCAATCAATCCCCCAATATGCTCAATATGTGTTACGACCAGGGCACGCCTACGCAGAGACGGGGATTCGGCATTCACAAGAAATTCCCGGGCGGCATAAGAGGGATGCATTGTTACGAGAAGCCGGACGGCAGCACCGTTATGCTGGTTGCCGCTGGTGGCGGGAAAATATTTGAGGAGGTTTTGACGGATGTCCAAAATGTCTGATTACCTGGAAAACAAGCTATTGGATCATGTCTTGAAAAACACAGCATACACCCCGCCGGAAAAGGTTTACCTGGCTTTGTTTACTTCCGACCCTACCGACGCCGGAACAGGTACGGAAGTAGCGGGTGGGGCCTATGCCCGGCAAGAGATAGCCTTTGGCGCAGCAAACACAGGAACTTCCAGCACTACGGCGGATATTGCCTTTCCGATTGCCACGGCCAACTGGGGGACGGTTACCCATGTGGGCATATATGATGCAACCACTGCCGGCAATTTACTGCTGCACGGAGCCTTGAACACCGCCCGCACAATTAACGTTGATAACCAACTGGTGTTCCTTACGGGAGAATTAACGGTGGTTTTTGATTAAACCTCCTTATGCATTGGGGGTTTTAAGGCATGTATTATTTTTCGTACTCCAGTATCAACTATGGAAGTTTCAACTACCGCCCCATATGGCTATACAAGGAAGCCAGCGCCAATATTGTAGCCGGAACAGCGCAGGTTAATGCCGCCGCACATGTGCGCTCAGTTATAACGGCAAGTTGTGCAATCGAATGCAGCGGTAATATCGCTAATCCCCATACGATTGTCAAGAACTATTGCCGCGCCGATTTGGCAGCCGGAGCAACGTTACATGCAAACAGTGTGTTGAAACTCTATTCAAGGGCCAATATACACGGCAATGCTGATATAACTACAGACGAGACGATCAGGGTGTTTGAGGAAGCTTTGCTGATATGCGAAGCAGAAATTAACGTTAAAAGCGCGTTCAGGTGGAATGAAAGCGTTCTGCTGACAGCAGGTGCAGATGTGGAAGCGAAGAGCATTGTGGCGATATATGCAAACGTAATCATAGAGGCCGGAGCGGATATTAAAGCGACGGCCAAAAAAGCAATTGCAACAGGCCTTACCGATGCTGACACCTATTTCTTTAATTTTGGCGGCAAGTGCTATTTCTACAACGGTACAGACTATTGCTATTACGACGGTATACAGGTGGGCAGGGTAACGGATATTGCCTACATCCCCACTATAACCATGGGACGAGCGCCGACAGGGGGCGGTACCCAAAACGAGGATTTAAATTACCTCAGCAACTCCTGGATAGATTCATTCTCCGGTACCGCCGATGCGACGGAATACCACCTTTCGTTCTCCGGATTGAGCGAAACCCCAGTTAAGGCTTGGGTTAACGGGGAGGCGGAAACTGCAGATTTTACCGTAAACCGCGAAACTGGGGTAATAACTTTTAACGCCGCTCCCGGGGAAGGTACGGACAATATCCGAATACAGGCCGAAAAAGACGGGTTAATGAATCCGGATTATATAAACAAATGCACTCAGATGGCTATATACGGCGGCAAGAACGATAACAGAGTATTCGCCTGCCGGGGCAACACCAGATACCACTGCGGACTGAATAACCCCGCTTACTGGCCTGAAAATAACTACGCAGTTATAACCTCTGACGCTGAGAACCTTGTGGGATTCGGGAAAATGTACGACTACCTGATAAATCTCAAGGAAAACAGCCTGACGTTTACAACACTTGATACTGATTCCGGGGGAGACGTTATCTTCCCTGTATACCCGCTCAACGACGAATACGGATGCCTTGCCCCCGATAGTATCCAGCCCGTAGCCAACGGGCTTATTTTTTTGGCGCAGACGGCAACGGGGGCGCCGGCCGGCGTGGTTTATCTGTCGCCTACGACAATCCGCAACCAGCTTAATGCGCGGGTAATAAGCGAGGACATCAATAAGTCGGTACATGCCGGTATTACCGGAGTTATTGAATACTCCAGGAGCGAACTGGAGGCGGCAAAGTCCTATGTTCACGACAAGAAGTATTGGCTAAAAGTAGGCGATAGGGTTTGGATACTGGACTTGAGGGCAACCAACTTCGCTTCGGGCGAATATTGCTGGTACCCATACGACGGGCCGGTGACAGAGGCCAACTGTTTCCTGGAACATGAGGATAACTTTTATGCGGGAGACGGTGAAAACGGGGCCATCTACTGCGAAAGAGAAGGAAGGGAAGGGTTAAACGACGGCTCCACACCCATTAACTCCTACTGGACTTCCCCCATACTGTATTGCGGCTCAAGAAGCTACGTAAAGGACTTCGAGGAACTGCATATAATTTTCGGGCCGCAGGTGTTAGCCGATCACACCCTGATCTTCATTACGGATGAGGACAGGGAGATAATTGATATCAACATTGAGAGTGCAAGGATATTCAGTTATGCGCAGTTGAATTACGGCTCTTTCCATTACGGCTCTAATCCTTATCCATCCAAGCAGACTGAGCTTGTGGGTTATTCGGCGGAGTACCTGCAGTGGATTGTTGGCAATGAAAAAAACAACCAGGGCTTGACTATACTGGCGCAAGAACTGGATTACCTTTGGGGAGAACGAAGCTAAGAGAAAAGGAAGTGATTAACCATGGCTTTACAGAAGATGGGCAATTTCACCTTTAACCATGTGAACCAGACGGATGAATTAGGTCTAACTGCGGACGAGGCAAAAGAAAAGTTTGACAGCCGCGGAGAAGAATTAAAGACTGCGCTGAATAACGCGGTGGACGCGCTTAATGCTACTGCTGACGGCAACAGCGGAGCCGATAACGTTGGCGCAACTCCTGTGGAGGGTTGGCCGGGTTCATCTGTGCAAGCTATCATGGAGAGCGCTAAGTCGGATATCGCAGGGCATAAGGCCGTGGCTGCCGTACAGGCGCATTTAGCCAAAAACATAGCAATAGAAGATACCGGAGGATTATTTACCGCGACGCACGTTGAAGGAGCGTTAGGCGAGCTTTTTACGTCTGTCAGTAATGGAAAGTCTCTTGTCGCTGCCTCCATTACTGACAAAGGGGTTCCTACTTCCGGCAGCGATAGCTTTTCTCAGATGGCAGACAATATAGACTCAATCGTTTTAGGCAGCGGCAATGCGGTAGAAGCCGATGTCCTGAGCGGAAAAACATTCAGCAACGATTCGGGTACTGGCAAAGTTGGCACCATGCCCAATCGTGGTGCTGTGAGCCAAAGCCTAGCTGTAAACGGTAGCTACACCATCCCGCAAGGCTACCACAACGGTGCAGGGCAAGTAACCCAGTCCATTGCGACGAAAGGGGCGGCTACGATTACGCCCAGCACCGTTAACCAGGTTATAGCAGCCGGGCAGTATCTGACCGGAGCGCAGACTATTGCTGGAAGTGCGAACTTATTAGCTGCCAATATAAAAGAGGGCGTTAATATATTTGGGGTTGTGGGGACATTAGCGATCGGTAAAAGGTGGGCTAGTGGCACAGCAGTCAGAAGTGGTTCACTATATACTTTTCAGGTATCAGGATTGGCATTCACTCCAAGAATAGTTATTACAAAGCTTAGTAATGCATCTGACGATCAAACGGGGATATCAATATATGTTGATTCTGCGATTTTCGGAACCTCATATGGAATAAATGTCTGGACTTACAATGGCACAAACGCAGAAACTGCGGATGCGCAAATTTCAGCCGGTGGCTTTACCATTAAAGCTGGTACAAAAAGTGTCTCGAGTCTAACATGTAATTGGGTGGCATTTGAATAAGGGGAGGAATTTCAATGGCTCAAATAGGTCGGAAAATATATTATGAACTGCAGACCGGCGACGTTGTTTTAATCACGCCGGAGAAATTCAGTGGTATTGCGACAACCAAGGAACAGGACTTTGCCATGTATGAGGCTTTATCAATTAGGAATCCCGAAACAGTGGGCGTCGTTGAGCTTGAATACGGCCAGTACAGCAGCGATTTCCAGACATGCAATTCGGTACGGGTAGATTTGGCAAGCGGGGATTTGCTCTTTAATTATCCGGTGTTCGAGCAGCCGCTATCCGTTACCGTGAACGCCTTGCGCACCGAAAACGCAGCGTTGAGGGCGCAAAATGAGACTTTAAATCAGCAAGTGGCCGACTTGGAAATGGCTATGGCTGCCTTGATGGGAGGTGTTGTGTGATGCCCGCATGGAAGAAAAACATATTTGTCCGGGTCGTATCCCGCCGCATGGCCGAGGAAAGCCGGACAGCGGAGGATATCCTGGCAGAGTATCCGGCGCTGACGGTGGAGGAAAAAGCCGAAATAATGGCAGCAATTGCAGCTCAATAAAATACAAGCGGTAAAATTCGATAGAGCACAACGCAGCGCCTTGAAAGGCGTTTTTTATGTGCATTTTTCACGAGAGGAGTTGATTAACATTGGCAACTACTTCTACCAGTACCCCAGATTATAACCCGGACTACAAAAAGCAATACGAAGCGGCCCGGCAGCTTGTGGAGGGCAACTATCAGAAGGCAGAAAACCAGCTGCAGGAACAACAGTCAGCCCTGCAGCCTGCCTACACGCAGCAAAAAGATGCAATCAGCCAGCAGGCGGCGCAAACAGGCCGGCAGATGGAGAATTATTACGCTAATAAGGGCCTTGGGCGCTCGGGCAGTATGGTAGGTGCACAGGCCAATATAGCTAATACTGCGCAACAGGGAATAAATATGGTTAACAACCAGCAGCAGCAGGCGGCCACGCAATTAGCCAATAGGCTAGCTGAACTGAGGCAGGGCAAGGCTACGGACTTAGCAGCCCTGGAAGGCAGAGAAGGACAGGATTTAAGGAACTTTGATCTACAACTCGCTAATTTATTTGGCTCTTATAACGGGCAGCAGACATTAGCCGGGCAAAGCCAAGCCCTACAGAATGCCCTTGCAGAAGCTGGGGTAACGGGTATGTATAACGGGCAGCAAACCTTGCCGGCGCAACAGCAGGCATGGCAACAGCAGTATTACCAGAATCAGGCGAATCAAGAATATATGAACATGCTGCTCAACCTTATCAATTCGCAGGCACAGGCAACAGGTTCATGGACTATGCCTTCTGGATTCACCTATGGCGACGCCCTTAAGGCATTACTGGCGAAGTACCCGACAGGAGTATATTAATGGGCCTCGCAGGAAAGGAGGTAAGAAAAAACTATGGCAAGCAATTCTTCTAAAAATTCAGATTATGGGGTTACATGGGGGCCTGGGGTCAGTTCTCCCAGTAATAGCGGGAGCGGTGGTGGCGGCAGCAGCAATAAAAGCGGCTCTGCATCTTCCGGCAGCGGCAGTGGCAGTGGCGGTTCTTCCGGTTCCGGTTATGCCTATGTTGACAAATACGGTTATTCCCATGTGGTTAAAGACTACGACACGGCAAAGAATTATGCGTCGGATGGCAATGTTTATAATTACAGCGGCTCACACAAGGGCGGCTATGCTTACGATGCCGACAATTACCGCGTGCCTTTGGATTTGCCTGGATCCAAGCCTTACGGCAATGATCTGAAAAACGAAATCGGATATAACTACGTCCCGAAAGCCGGCAGCCTAGGTTCTATGTTCACGGGCAAATTAGGAGGAATAGCGTCGGCGCCTTCGCTTACCCCTTTACTTGGGACGAACAACGCTCAAGCTAATAACGCAACTACCAATAATTCATTGGCTCCCCTAGCCACATTGGCTCCAATAGGTGGGAACGCCGCAACGGGAAACGCTGCCAACAAGGAGCCTTGGGAAATATCACTGGAGAATTTTAAAACCGATAGCGCTTCAGGCTATAAGGAAATTGAGCGGGCTCAGCAGGTATACAACCAGAAGATGGCGTCAGGCGACTATACAGGGGCGCAGGCAGCACACCATTGGGCAAATCAGATACGGGATGCCATGGGCGTCGGAGCTCTTTATGACAGAACCACAGGAGCATTGTTGAATAGCAATACGCCCAACCTATATACCGATGTATTGAGCGGACAGAATGTTATTAACGATCGTAACCAAAATATTTACGACACGACTATGGAGTGGCTTAACACTTGGAAAGAGGAACAGGAAAAGCTTGCAGATGCATTGCCGACATATAATCCTCCGGAAAGGGAAGAGTTCAGGTTTACCACTCCCCCTGTCAATATAAGCAGCAGCGGGGACGATATTCACATTCCCACCCTTGCGGCCAGACAGCAGTGGGAGAACGAGCAAAATGCGATACAAGACAGATATGCGCAGCAGTACGGAGTTAATTACAACCGGGCGCAGGACGTTTACAATACTCAGCTTGATTGGCTGAAGGCAGGTATGGCAGAAACCCAACGGCAGGAGGACGCTACGCGAGAAGCCGCCAGATACCAGGAAGAGCAGGCGATAGCGCAAGAAGAACAAAGATGGAATCGAGCTTGGGCCATGCTTGAAGCAGGCGTGCCGACCGCAGAGGTTTATGCAACCTTGGGCGTAGAACCTGGAACTAAGACTTTTGAGCAAATTATGTCTGAGAAAGCGGCGGAATTGAACGCTCGTAAAGTTGCTTTGAGCGGAAGCAGTGGCGGCGGAGGCGGTGGCAGTTCCCAAGACCCCCCTTATTACCTGGATACCCAAGGGGAACGGGCCAATGTTATGACGGGCGGCTTGTTGGAACGGGCTGATGCTCAATATGAGCTTAATCGGCAACGAGGAGGCAATGCCGAACAATATCCACTTTATTATACCCTGAACACTCTTTTCAATAATTCTGATTGGCGAAAAGCCATTACTTCCAGTGGAGCCGATGTTAAGACAGTTGCTGATTATCTCATTACTAAATATGCCCGGATGTCGCCTGAGGAATATTTCCAAACCGGCAAGGCTGCCGGTACGTCTGTGGCAGCTGCATATAAACAGCTACTCAATCAGTCCGAAAGAGATAATTACTAATAAGAATAGGAGGGTAGCGGCAATGGCCAAGCAGTTTAAAGACCCTTTTGCAAGTATTAGGGCTACCCAAGAAAAGGAACTTAAAAAAATACAGGAGAAGAAGCAGGCCAAACCATCCAAGACTGCTTCTTTAGATTTTACGGATAATATTTATCAACAAAAAAGGGTAAGTACCCTTGTACCTTTAAAACAGTCTGCGGTCGCAGCCAGAAAAGCGGAGTTAGCCAAAACAAATCCGGCGGCTTTGTACTCGCCTGAAATGGCAAAGTATGCAAATACGTCCCAATCCGCTTCCCCTCTCAAAAGACTACCTGCTGCCGGCGGGATAGGTTTGTTCGAGGGAACCATGGATTTAGCGGACAAAATGAACACCCTGAATTATTTGCCGCAAGCTCCGCTGTCTACCGAACAGACTGAAAGCATAAAGAAAAAGGGGTTCTTACGGGATACCCCAACAGAGGAAATAGTCAAGAAATCATTCAAGGCTAGTAAGCCTGCCGGTGCCTATTCAAAGCAGGTTGATACTCTGCCATACGATGATGCCGCACTGGAAGGATTAAAGAAAGGTGCTGGATTGCAGGGTACCCTTGCCGAAAATATCCTGTATGGCATCGGCAAAGAAACGCCGGCTATTATCGCGTCTTACGGCACTGTCGGCGCGGCCACTAAAATACCTGCTATCGGAAAAGCCTTGATGGGCGCCGGCAAATGGACTGAAACGGGCAGACGCGGGGTAGCGGCCGGGGCATTATATACCCCGATCGCTAACGAAAACCCAGAGGCTAAGGATTATTTGGAGAATATGGCATTGTTCGGCCTTGGTGATGTAGCTTTCATGGGAGCGGCTCACGGTTTGGGCAAAGGAGTGGATCTGTTAAAAGGTATACCCAAGCGCAAAGCCAATGCCTTGATGCCGGAAGAAAGCCCTGAAACGGTATTGGATGATTTGCTGGGGAGCGAACCGTCAAATACTGCAAAACCGGAAGCAATAGACGGCGAATACTCAATGACGTTCAACAGAAAGCCTTTAGCCTTGCAAGGGGGAGTAACGCCAGAGCCGCAAAGCAATATTCCTAACTGGGAGTATTGGAAACCACCAAGGATGCAGGCTAACGAGCAATTGGCCTTACCCTCTGGTGGAGAACAGTTATCGCTTCCTGCGGGGGTGAATTGGGAGCGCGGTACCGGTTTCCCGAAAGAAGGACACTGGTTTGTTGACCAGTACGGCGTAACTCGTAGTGAGCCTGGAACTCCATTGGCCTTAGCTGAGGGCAGAACCGGACAGGGAAGCAGATTCATAAGGCAGGACGAAAGCGTTATTCCCCGCTCCGACATTGGCGATCCGGAGTATCTGGCTGGACTTGAAAAGCAATACGGCGACATGATAAATGCCGAAGTAGCCAATATGAAGAGCGAACTGGGCGGAGTGGAAAACGTACCCGGCAGAAACATTAGGGTATCCGCTAACCCTGCATGGTACCGGGAATTTTGGCAGAAGCATTTACGCGCTCCCCGGGAAGGCGAATACCGGGACTTAGCCATCAATAATCTTATGGAAGGCAATGTCGAGACAGGGGAGCCGGCTTCCGAAGAGTTTTTGTCCGTCCTTTCTGAACTGTCCCGAGGGCAAAGATTGCCGGAGGAGTGGCATGGGTTACAGAAGGGTATTAGGGACACAGCAGCCATAAACGAACCTGAATTAGAACCCCTTGTCGCCGATATGCGAGCAGAACGGGCAAAAGTAGAACCTTTTGGCCTTACCCGTGACATGGGCAGGCTAAACGAGGCTGAAAATGTTTACCGGGGCAGGATGGAGGATAAGGCTGACTTTGGGCGGTATGAGAAGGTGAGGTTTAAGCGGGACGATGTTGAAACCGGAGTCGGCAAGGAAAGCCCGAATTACACCAAAGCTATTCGCGAGTTTGGGACAACCAACGATTTTAATGAGGCTGGCTATTTAACTCCTAATGGCAAACTGCTTGATTTTAGCGGTAAGCGCCAAGGCGGCCCCCGTGGTACTCGCTCAATGGACCATAGGGAAATTTACAGCATATATGATGAAAACTTCGATAGCTATAGCGATGCCATGATTGAGTTTATGAACGAGGGCAATATCAGGATGCAAAGTTATGGGTTTGAAATATCAAGCCCGCCAACAAGAGAACAAGAACGAGCATTAACCAGCTTCATAAATAAAAACAAGGGTGAAGTTGTGGTTGATTTAAACAAGGTTGGTAATGCTGCCGGGACGCCTATTGGCGTTGAATATCCTGAGGGAACCAAGGCCAGCAAAATCATATCCGATATTCGCAGATTTTATGAAAATGGCGAAGAACCGCAAGTATCTGAAGTAACTAAATTCAGATTTAAGCGTGGTGAGGACTTCGCCCCCGCCTTCTATTCTCAACTGCAACGCGTCATTGAACAGAAGATGCCGAACCGTGCTACTCCGGAACAGATTAAGGGTATTGTCGGCAAGGGCGCAGTCAAGGAAGAAGAATTGAAATGGTCCGGCTTGGATGATTTTCTGGAAGAGAGACAGGGGCGGAAGGTGACTAAGCAAGAAGTTCTTAACTTCATACAGGCCAATGATGTGCAGGTTCAAGAAATATCGCCGAATAAAGCGAAATATGACCAGTATCAACTGCCTGGTGGCGAAAACTACCGGGAGTTGCTGTTTATAATGCCGGAAAGTATCAACCCGCGAATTAAACAATTGCAACAGGAAATGAGCGCCATCACCGACGGTCCTATGCAAGAAGGCAGGGACTTAACACCAGAAGAAAACCAAGCTTTGCAAAAACTAAGGGCAGAATACCGCAGTATTTCCGAACAACAACCAAAAAGAGAGAAGTACCAGTCCGGGCACTGGTCGGAACCAAACGTCCTGTCCCACGTCCGCTTCAATGACCGCACCGGCCCTAACGGTGAGAAGGTACTGCATATTGAGGAGATTCAGAGCGATTGGCACCAGGAAGGAAGAAAGAAGGGGTATAAGAGAAGCGTCCCTGCTGAATTGCAAAAACGGTATGATGCGGCCAGGATTAAAAAAAATGAGGAACAAACCAAATATTATAATTTGAATTTGAGAGAAGATTGGGCTTCTAATGGGCTTATTAAAGAGCAACGGCAAATCATGGTTGAAGCGGAAAAGGCCTTTGAAAAAATTCGGGATGAAGAAATGTCTGCATATACATCTGGCGTTCCCGACGCCCCCTTCAAAACTACCTGGCCCGAATTTGTCATGAAGCGTATGATTCGCTATGCCGCTGAGAATGGTTATGACCGTATAAGCTGGACCACCGGGGCGCAGCAGGCGGAAAGGTATGATCTGAGTAAGCAAATAGATGAGTTGGCGTATTGGAAAGACGCAGACGGAGATATAGGAATATCTGCTACAGCTACTAATGGCGGCGAAGTGTTGAGCCAGCAGTATTTTAAGCCGGATGAATTAGAAGGTGCTGTCGGCAAAGATATTGCAAAACGCATTTTGAATAACGAGGGCGAAAGCACGTCTACTACCGGATACCAGGAAGGCGAAGGTGTTAAGTTCTTGACTGGTGACGGCCTCAAAATTGGCGGCGAGGGTATGTCCGGCTTTTATGATCGCATGATTCCCGCCTGGCTGAACAAGTACGCCAAGAAGTGGGGCGCGAAGGTTGAAGAAACCGAGATAGATGCTCTATCCGCGCCTCCAGATGAAATTCCGCGAGAAACATGGGAGGATTACATTAATGAGGATTATCAAGGCCTTTTTGATGCTCAAATTTATGACTCTGAACTTCCGAGTGATTTTAAGTGGCTAAAAGATAATTATTTAGACAGCGAAGGCAATCTTGATTTGTTTGAGGATGGGGTAAATGTAGGCGGTGAATTCTGGCGCAGAGCCCAAGATATGTTTGAGCCTAACTTTGAAGCGGTTTTAACTGGGGAGAGAACCAAGGCTTTCGTCCATTCTATCCCCATAACCGACTCTATGCGGGCATCGGTGCTGTACGAGGGGCAGCCGAAGTTCAAACGTGAACTTAACCTCACCCCCGAGCAGCAGCAAGACCTTACGGTATTGAAAGAAATAGCTGCGCAGCGCAAACTTGGCCCATTCACCATCAACAAGGTAGAACTGGCCCCAGAGGCTATGGAAAAGCCGGACTTTAAAGCAGCTGGCGATATAGCCGAAAAGCTGGGCTTAAGACTTGTTACCTATAAGGGCAAAGGGGCTCGAGGCGCGCAGTCTGGCAGAACGCTGTATATCAACGAAGGTATTAAGGACCCTGTTGATTACGTGTTCTGGCATGAAGTGGGGCACTCTATGGAGAGCACCCACGGCGAGTATTACAACCAGCTCATGAGCGTTGCCCGCGAGCACATTGGCGACGTCGAGGGACTGGAAAAGCATTACGGGAAGTTTGGCTATACTACAGAAGATATGCCGCATGAGCTTGCCGCAGATGTATTCGCAGAGGCTTTAAGCACTCCCGGATTCTTTGGCAGGGTAGCGGAAAAGGCCCCTGAGCTGATTAAGCCTTTGCTTGAAGCCATAGACAACCTCATAACTCGGGTAAAAGGTATGGTGAGCAAGAACGATACGATAATGCCATATCTAAAGAATCTGGAGACCTTGCGCGAGAGAGTGCGGGATGAAGTGGCAATGCCGTACTTTAGGGACGCTATGCGGGAAAAGCAGTTTGTCGATACTTTCGGTAAGCAGTGGCAGGAACCGGCGGCGAAGGCAAAGTCTGAAACCAATCCCGACATTCGCTATAAGTTAGGCTCCGGCGGCAATTCCCCTATAGACGATTTCAAGGCCATGGTACAGTACGGGGTCAAACAGCTTCACAAAGGCAATTTTGAACACTTCGGGAAGCTGATGCAGAAGCAGTTCCCCGATGTTTTTGAAGGGTACAGCCCGGAAGCGGCTCGCAAGGTATTGAGCAATGTATGGGCTCGTTCCAAGGAACTGAGAGACAACGGGGAAACGTCCGTAACCTTCCAGGGGCAGAAGATACCGATAAGGCAAGAGGAAATATCGTCTGCTGGTAAAGGCTTCAAAGCTGCTGAGCAGCGCGTAGCCCCTGAACCGGAAATTGATACCGGCAGGCATATTGTAAGCAAAACTCAGCGCGATCCCATTATCACCAAAGAATCTGCCAAGATGGTTTATACCAAGGCGGTTGATGATTTGTATCGCCTGGATGAATTGGATAAGTTTGTGGCTAAAACCACCGGTAAGCATCTGCCGGCAGAGGATAAGGCTTATCTGCTAGCAATCAATAGCCGGGAATCCACCGGCGCGGCCAGGGCAATCTTAGAGGAAAACTTGGTGGACTCAAAGGGCAACATCGTGGGCCCGTCTTTCAAGGAAGTGCTGAGCAATATTCCCCGGGGGAAAGAGCAGGATTTCAGGGATTACTTGGTGCTGAGAAACTCTATATCATGGATGGAGCAAGGCAAGCAGGTTTACCCCCGGAAATGGGCTATGACCCCGGAGAAAGCAGAACAGCGGTTGGCGGCCTACGATAAGCAAACGCCTGAATTAAAGCAGGCAGCGGACGAATATGTGAAGTGGCACAGGGATATGGCCGAGTCCTGGCTGGTTGATACCGGCATTATTACTCCGGATGCATGGCAGGCTTTCTTAAAGGCTCATCCGTACTATACGCCTTTCCAACGGCAGATGAAGCCCATAGAGACTACGCCGGGACAGGGTAAAGCAAGGCGGGGATTCGCCAATCAAACTAACCCTACTAAAAAAGCAGAAGGCTCAGAGCGACCTATCATTGACCCGATAGAAAGCACGATAGAGCAGGTAGACCGCTATATTAAAACAGCTAAACGCAATGAGGTAATGCAGGCGGTTGTTCGTAACCTAGAAAAAGCACCCGAAGAATTAGAGGCATTTGCAGAAGTAATCCCCGAAAAGGGCCTAGATGCTCTGGATAACGTGGATGCTATTCTTGGCAAAGATGGCATTGATGGGGTTATTAATTACCTAGAAGAACCATTCGAGCAGATGATAGCTAGGAAAGGAAAAGCAGAACAGTCATTAGATAAACCCAATATTGTTAGGGCCTTTGTTAATGGCGAACGGGTACATGTTAAGGTAAACGACCCAGTATTACTTAATGCCTTAACCGCCTTATCTGATACGGGCAGAAATGCCTTTGTGGAGACATTTAGAACTGCTACTAGACTAATGAAGATATTAACCACTGGCGGTAACCCTATATTCGCGGCAAGAAATATAGCGCGTGACGTACCAATGGCCTATGTGGCAAGTGAAACTCTCAGCAAGACTCCGATAGTCAGAGAAGCCCAATTTGCTTGGGGGATGGTTGATGCTCTAGCCCGAATACTTACCAATGAAAAATGGCACCCGGATAAGTTTTATCGCGAATACAAAGCCATGGGCGGCGGTTCACATACTGCTTCGGTAGCCGCAGATCGTAACATACTAGCTGAAAGTAAATCTAAGGTTATGCCGGGCTATTGGAGACCAGAAAATAACAACCTGCAATCCTATGTTAAAAAAGGTGGCAAGGCTGGTTTTCAAGGCATAGAACGCTTTACCAGTACCGTTGAAGCATTGCCCCGCTTACCTGAGTATATTCGTACCGTTAAAAAGAGTGGGAATGATTATGCCAGCAAGCTAGAAGGGTTACATGCTTCACAGGACGTTACAGTAAACTTTAGCAGGCATGGTGACATAAGCAAAGATGCTGATGCTTTTATCCCTTACTTTAATGCAGCAGTACAAGGCATTGAAAAGATAGCCCGTATGTTTGGTAAAGACCCACTGGGTGCTACTTATCGAGGTATTGCAGCGGTAACCGTACCAACTATATGGCTTTACCTGCTAAATAAAGATAATCCCAATTACCATAAGCTCAGCAGCTTCGTAAGGGATAATTACTATTGTATCCCCTGCCAGGATGGTAAGAAGTTTATTAAGGTTGCTAAACCGCGTGAAATAGGAGTGGTTTTCAGCGATCTGCCGGAACGTACTTTAAGGCAATGGGAAGCGGACGATCCGGAAGGATTTTATCAGTTCAGCGAGGCGTGGGTAAACAACTTCGTGCCGCCCGTACGGCCCATAGTAATGCCGGCAGCCGATGTTATGCGAAACAAGGATTTTGCCGGGCGTCCTATAGTTCCCGGCTATATGGAGGATTTATCGCCGGAACTGCAGTATGATGAAAAAACCAGCGCGGCAGCAAAGACTATAGGCGACGCCTTGAAGCTTAGCCCCAAAAAACTTGACTACTTGTTCCGAAGTTATTCTGGCGTAATTGGCGAGTTGGGCATCCCGGCCATGGCTCAAGGGCGCGGGCAGAATATCGGCCAGCGGGTAGGGGAAGTGCTAACGCGCACCTTTACCGCGGATCCCTTGTACTCCAACGATGTAATGAATAAGTTCTATGAGCAGAAAGAAAAACTGGATACTGCGGCTTCGGACTACGGCGCTACCGGCAATAAGGGTAAGCAATATGACCCCAGTGAGCAACGTTATTATAATCGGCAAGCACGAAGGATAAGTAATATCCGCAAGGAAATCCGTAATGTTAATGCTGATTCGTCCCTGTCGTACGCGGAGAAGGAAAAGCGCACTCGAAGAATGCAGGCTAATATGCTGGAAATTGCTCAGAAGGCAGTAGGCGAAAGGTTTTCCCCGAGGGCAAATATGGCGCGCTAAAACAGCTTATCGTATTTGTTTAGTATTGCGAAAATCAGGCAGAAGAGAAAGAAGAGGCCGCCTACAACAAGCATGGTAACGCGGTAAAATAAGGTGTGTTCGAAGATGTTAAGCAGAACTATCAAGGTTATAAAAATAGCTATTATAATACTTTCTGTTTTCTTCATGTTTCCACCTCAATATTATTATACTGCTTACCAAGGGAAATGAAACGGACAAACAATGTCACCATGAGCAGGGGATAAGCCCCTGCTCTTTTTATTGCCTAAAGGACGGGACTACCTGCATTAATATTAAGACGCTGGTTTATCAGCGAGGGTTAGACTACATCAGGAGGATGCTGGATAAAAGCAGTTCAAAAATAGTTCCTATTGGCGGGTAATTAGACCAGCCTTTTATTTTTAGGATTAATGTTGAGGGGAGCGTGGCGTTATTGGTATCTTTTGAGGAAAACACCGAAAAGAGGTTGAACGATCATGGGGAAAGGATAAGGGCGCTGGAGATTAAGGATGCCACACAAAATGAACAGCTTGCCACACTGTTTAAAAAACTGGATGACTTGTCCAGCGACATACGCGATCTTATGGCCCTAATGAAGTCGGTAGCCTGGAAACTTGTAGGCGGGGTAACTAGCCTACTGGCCGTGTTTTTAGGATTCTTTATCTGGTATGTACAGAAATTGGGTGGTTAAAATGAAGAACAAATTTTCCAAGTTTATTGTAGCGGCGGTAGTCCTCTTAAATACGGGATTTACCGCCGCTGTTTTGTATGTGTTTCTCCGGGTGGGCAGCGAGCCTACAGCTTTGATTGCGGCTTGGTTCGCATTTACCACTGGCGAGCTCTGGATGCTGGCCGAGATCCGGAAAGCCAAACTGAAAGGAGGCGAGAATAATGCAGATACACGAAGCGAACCTCCAATTTAACGGAGGATTCAGAACTCGACCATATACCAAGAGGATAGTGGTCCACCATTCAGCAAGCGACATAGATACGACTATCCAGGATATCCACAGATGGCACTTAAACCGGAATTATGCTGGGGTTGGCTATCACTATGCCGTTTATCCTGATGGTTCAATCTGGCGCGGCCGGCCGGAATGGGCAAGAGGAGCCCATGCTTATCAAGACCCGCAGCATGATGCAAATGTGGATGGCATAGGAATATGCCTTATTGGAAACTTCCAGACCGAAAAGCCCACCGAGGAGCAGATGGAGAGCTTGGTGTGGCTGATACAGGATATTCATATACGATTCCCGGGAATAGCGGTAATAGGGCATAAGCATGTAATGCCTACCGCTTGCCCCGGGGCATTGTTTCCCTGGAAGGAATTATATGCAAGATTGGAGGATGATGAAATGACATATAAAACCTTAAACGATGTACCTGATTGGGGTAAGCCCGTTGTGCAGAAGCTGATTAACCGGGGGTCGCTGGCTGGGGACGGCAAGGGTAATATCAATTTGCCCGAGTCTACTCTGAAAACGCTGGTCATATTGGACCGGGAAGGAGTGTTGAAATAATGGATGATAGAATTGTGAGTCTGGCCTATGATCTGCTGTCCATCTTATTGCCGGTGTTGGCCGTCATGGCTGCTGAGTGGCTGAGGCGCAAGATAGGTGCGGAACGGCTGCAGCGGATACAGCAGGAGCTGGAGACCAAGCAGGAACTGGCTGCACTGGCTGTGCGGTTTGTGGAACAGGCCTTTAAGGACCTGCATGGGGAAGATAAGTACAACCAGGCTGCCGATTGGCTGGCGGCCAGGGCGCAGGAAAAAGGGATTGAGATAACAACCAGCGAGATTAAGGGACTGGTTGAGGCGGCGTTGAGGGCTTTCAAGGACGAGTTTGGGGAAGGCTGGGCAGCAACAGAATAGCTTTTAAACAACAGAATAGCTTTTTAATTAAGGACCAGGCGTAATGCCTGGTCCCTTTTGTGGTTTCTGGGGAAACTATAGCGGATAAATGATTATCAAGTAAATTGATTATTAACTGTCTTATTCGGAGCATTGGAATCGTCAACCTTCCCAAGGGATAGCAAATAGTCAATTCCGTCGGATAGTGGCATAGTTTTATGCGCACTTCTATTCAATATTTCAATAATTGAATTATAAAGAGGTGCATCTTTTAACTCCACATCATAAATAAAAATAGTTTTATACATATTTTGCATTTCTTCTGCGTTAAAAGCCCAAGCTTTCGCGCTACTAACTAAATATTGCAAGGCCTTTCCTTCGAAACTAAATAATTTAACAGCATGGTCTCCGATAATATAGTCGTATTTAATATCCTCTTGAAAGGCTCCTTTTATTTTTTGCTTTGTATACGCGATCCCGGATGATCTTAACAGTTGATAAATATATTTTTTTTCTTGTTTTTTATTTAGACGCTCATGTTTTTCATAGTCGAATTTAAGATACATTTTCTTTGTATTCTCTATAAAAGCGCCACTATCTTCACAAATGACAGTTTGAACCCTGGAAAATTTATACTCGTTCACATAATACTTAACAAGCTGTCTCAAATCGAACTTGTTGTTATAATTGAATAGATTTTTGTTCAATTCATGGGACAGACCCTTCAAATACTCTTTCATAAAATTAATATTAAGCTCATCATCGAAAGCCTTTACTCTATCCCATTTTTTAATGAAATAAAAACTTGGCTCGTCGCTATCGGCATTATAAAACAATATCCCTATATTTATGTTTTCCTGCGTAACAAACGAAGGATAATAACTTAAAACGGAAAATTGTACGGTTGGCATTACATTCATCTCCCAACAATAATGTTACATATATGATCAAGTTTCTCTAATCTATAGGATAAGTATTCCAGTAAGGAGGTAATATCTTCACAAGAAACATCCCAACTGTCCGGCAAGTCTTTAATTACATCTTCTAAAACTGAAAGATTCAGTCTATTTTTGAAATCAGTTGAATGGCTTAATAATATATCTAAATTCTTAGGTAAGTGCTCCCAGAAATAACCGTAAATTAAAGAGTTATATTCAATAATTTGCCTGTCGAGGTAGTCGTCAACTGACATGCCTTGTTGAAAACAAATTTTATCCCAAATGCATGCATTTTTAAATACATGGGTGTGGTCAATTATATATAATCTAACTGTACTATCGCTGGTTACAAGCAAGTTTCCTTTATTTCTATCTTTATTATAAATCAGGTGGTCAAATAATATTATTTTATAAAAATCCTCTTTATTGCTAATCTGCGGAATTATGGCTGAGTTTATGACTGTCGCCTTATTAATTCTCGTTGAGAAAAAACAATGCCCATAATTTTCGGGGGAAAAGACATCTTCATCGCATAGATGCTCAGTATCTCGATCTATTATTGCGATACCAGCCTCTGGAATCGGCAAGTCTAGTATTTTGCTTAATCTATAACAAATATATTCATTCACTAAGACTCGATTGCCTTGAATATTATTATATGTTTTTACATAAACCCTGTTACCGGTATTTAAAAGTGCATCTAAGGGCTCTGTAGAAAAATCCGGATAACTTCCGTACACTTTATTAACATGCAAATAATCCAAATTTATCACCATTTGTAACTTTCGAATTCCAACAATTTCAGCTGCGTCTTTTTAGAATATATAAATACGACATTTAACATAACATTCCTTCTTTCTCCTTCCTATATCTTCATATTGACCGCAAGCCTAACTACGTAGACGGAAAGGCGGCAGGAAAGTAGAAGGAGGATGGCAGGAGATCTGGGGCATATGTCCTGTTTGTTAAACAGCCTTGTAAAATAAAAAAAAGCGGCACCTAAGCAAGTGCTCGCTTTATTTATTGTGGGGATTAAGTGGTAGCCCCAAGAGAATACCATTTAATCCCCACAAGCTACAGAGATAGTTCTTTGAATTCGACCTCCGTTCTATCTGGGTAGACAAGCACTTGTTTTATCGTTTTCCTTATTGCTGCCAAACACTGAACCTCATCGTTCCGGTCAAATTTAATTTCTTTTTGTTCACGCAAAAAATCGACAAGCCTTTGCTTGTCTAATAAATCTATGGGCACGCCAGCTTTTTTAACTTCTTCTTTCAATTGGTCACGCCGTTTTCCCGCTTCATTTAACTTGCTTGCTAATAATCTCGGGTCGGCACCGCTTGCGATAGCATTAGTGAGATTATGCAACTCCTTTTCGGTTTTCGTTAGTAATTTACGCAATTCTTTTTGTCTGTCATTTTTCTCGAAGTCTTTTTTTAACTTAGTTATCAATTTATCTGCCATGGATTCAGGATTTTTAATAGATGCCGCTCGTTTTTCTATTCTGCCTAATACCTCTAATTCTATAGTATTCTTGGGATACCTAGTGCTGTTAGTGCATTCTTTGGTGCGTTTGGCTAATCCACATTTATAATATCCGTAAGTGGCAGAGCTATTTTTATATTTTCTGGTGTTAGTATCTCCGGCCATTGCCTGTCCGCATAGACCGCAACGAATTAAGCCTGTTAACAGGTAACGTATCTGTTTACCTTCGTTTGGTCTTGGCTGACAACGGGATTTATCCATTATTTCTTGTACCTTATCAAAGGTATCTTTATCAATAATTTTGGGTATGGCATTTTCTATTCGCATAGTTTTAGTCGGATCTTCTGCCTGCCTACTGCTATTAGGGCTTGTCTTGCGAAAAACAAAGGTGCCATTATACTTTTCATTCCTCAAAATATCATGTAAGGAATTAGGGCCAAAGGGACGTCCGCTTTTTGTCTTATAACCCAATTTATTCAGTTCATCGGCAATCTGCTTATAACTATAGCCTTCTAGTTTTCTTTCAAATATTACTTTTATGGCTGGGGCCTCTTCTTTATTAACAATATATTTGCCGTCTTTATCTAGGCTATAACCTAACGGTGGTATTCCACCACAATGTTTTCCCTGCATAGCGTTTTCAGTATGCCCTTTCTTAACTTCTCTTGAGAGATTCTTCGAGAAATATTCTGCAAATCCTTCAAGTATGCTTTCCATTAATCCAGCTTCCGGCCCTTCGCCGAAGTCTTGCTCCACAGCTATCAAGCGCGCACGGTGTTTTTTTATCTCCCTCCTATAAAAAGCTGCGTCAAACCTATCTCTGGCGAAGCGATCTAGTTTATGGACCAAAACTAAATCAGGACTTGTTTCGTCGAGTTCTGCGATCATACGCTGAAAATCATCTCTATTGTCGCTGGTTGCGCTTTGGGCTTCATCAACATATACTTTTGCTATATTTATTCCGTGTTTGTTTGCATAATCATATATAACCCGGAGCTGGGCAGATATAGACTCTTCTCTTTGATTGGCCGAACTATACCTTGCATAGGCAACCGCTCTCATAAATGCACCCTCCTGCTGTTACGGCTTGCAGACCTTGCAGGGCGTATACCCTGCCGCTTTCGCATCTGTTAAACTCATAGGAATCCGGCTCTTGCTAAGATATCTACAGCCGTCCCGGTGGTACTTTGCGCCGGTATTTGTTACATAAACCGTGGCTGTTTGCGGTTCAACCTGCGGTTGCGGCTCAGGGGCAACGGTAGCTGGTGCAGGAGCCGGGGCAGGCGTAGTTACAGGCGGAGCTGCAACTGTCTCAGCGGGCTCCTCTTCGACTCCCCACAGCCCTTTATCGCTCTCCCGGGCTTCTCTCTGGAAATTGGTAAATATGTCCGCATATTTGACGTCAGGCGGGTATGTGGCGATTTGCGCATAACCTTCCAGCAGCAGCTTGGCGTTATACATTTTGGCCCGGACTTCTGCCTCATCCTCAATGTCCGTGGGCTGCTCAAGCCAGACATAACGAAGCAGCCGACCATACTTGTCGGTGTCCGATACATCCTTTTGCAGATAGATCGTCTGGCCGGCTTTTATTTGTGACGCGGTGTAGTCGCTGGCCAGCTTCCCGTACTCATTATTTCTGGACTCGTCCGGATGTACTGATTCGGGCGTATCTACTAGAATCAGGCGCACCCGCTTTTCTTCGCCGGCAACATTCACGGCCAGGGTATCGCCGTCCACTACCTTTACGACGGCAGCCTTCTCCAAGTTGACAGGATATGTATCGTTAGGCTTTTGGGCGGCTGTCTGCACTGCCGCCTGGTTTGAGGGGGTGCCGTCCGGTTCGACTGGAGCCGGTGCATTTGCTGCGCCCACTATCATTACGACAAAGGCAAGCCCGGCGCCGGCCAGCCATTTCTTCCAGATGGGATTACGTTTTATCCCCATTGTAATGCTGCCCACTATGGCAACCATTGTTCCAAGCAGGCCGATAATTATCATTGCGTCCCACATAGTTAACCCCTCCCTATGGTAGTGGTAGTACGATGGCCTTGGTTTCCTTTATGCTATCCGGGAGCTCTCCGACTTTCCAACCGACATCCGTTGTTTCAAGGTAATAATACCTTTTCCCATCAATCAAGTAATAAGTTCCTTCTATGGTATCTTTCCCCAATACCCCTACGGCGCAATGGCTCGGCAGGATTACAAGGGCTGAACCATAGCCCAATTGCTTGAGTAATACTGCGGTGAGAATTGCGGTATCTTCACAGTCGCCTTTTCTTTCAAAGAACGTTTCAATCGGATAACGTGGATATTCGTCGTACCCGGATGATATGGAATCCGATACATAAGGGAAGCTTTGCACGAATGCTATTGCCAGATAGGGTATCTCGTCTCTTGGTATTCCTTCCCTGGTTGCTATTTCTGTTATCTCTTTCGCTAATGCGTCTATCATATACAGGCTGTCCTCGTCGGTACAATAAGTTAGAACATAGTCTAGCTGAGTTCTGTGCGGATGCGGCATTTCGCGGTAGTGGTCAAGAATTATTTCTACCGCCCGCTGGGTGACGCCAGAATCCCACGACCATTGATTTCCGCCGTATGTCCATTCATAAGGGGGAATGGGGGTATCATCTTCTTCTGCCGGAAAAGCTGGCGTAACCGGGGTATTATCCCATTGCCCGTCGCTTTGGGAGATTAAAACCCCATTGGTTTCCGGTGCCCAGCTCACGGTTTCGCCAAATGCTTCAGCTATATATCTGGCCGGAAGAAATACACGGTTATTGCGATTAACTGGCACAACGTCCATTGATATAGAAGGGTTAATGTTACTCCTCATGACGGTATCCCCAACAGATAAATATATTGTTCCGTAACCTTCTTTGGTTAAGCGCACTGTTTCGGTGGACGCATCCCATACGATGTTGGCCTCTGCAATATTTAAAGCATCAGCCAAATACCTGATCGGCAGATATGTCCTGCCATTTTCCACGAACGGCGCAACGTCCATTGGGTAAACATATTTACCTGATATGTATTCCTCTGAGCCAACTAAAAACAGTGTTCCGTTAAGCCCTTGTGCGTTGGCCTGCGCTGGTGCGGCAAAGACCAACATCACTATAACCAGGGTTAACGCCAATACCCTTTTGCGCATAAAAATCCTCCTTTAAAAAGCCTGGCATTTTGCCTATGGTTTACAAACTTTGCACGGAACGTATCCAGCTCCCTCTGCATCATCCTTGGTGCTAAACCATATTTCGTTTTCGGGTTTTATTTTGCCTGCCCACTGGCAACTAGGATTATGGTATTTATCTGAATTGATGCTGCCGACATACTGGACTGTTGACTCGGATTCAGCCGGCGCTGTGGCCTGGTCAGCTTGGCAACCAGCAATAAGTAGGCAGACTACCGTTAATAAGACAACGGGCAACTTTTTGAGATATGGTTTCATTCTCCTTCCTCCCTATAAAAATAACCTTACAGGGTATTCGCATATTCCAATAAAACCAGTATTCCTATAAATAAAATGACTACAAGCGTCGCTCTAATAAGGCCTATTCTTTGATGAGTTACGGAGCAGCAATAATATGTATCCCACTTAGTTGCCCCTGTTGATTTCAAGTAATTGTAGCTGATTGACAACGTAACTAGATTAATTAAAGGAATGCCGGCCCCTGCTCCTTCTGAAAATGCCCAAAAAGAACGTAGCAAAGCTTCTTTGTAGCTTAAGAGCCCTCCGTCAATTTTAGAAACCTTGGTACTCAATGCTAGTTTTGCGGGAGTGTATCCTAATCTGCTGATGAATAAAGCCTCAAGAAAAGGCCATGTTAAAGCAAAAAGTATATAAAATTCTATGTCGGATATATCTTCGTACGGCGCTAATATGCCAATTAGCACACCCAAAGCTATGCCATATATGTACATGTCTAAAGTGCGCGCCCAAAATCTAACCCATGGTCGTATCTGAGAAACTTCCGGAACCGTATCGACACGCGAAGGCTCTTCGGTATGTATTGTTGTTGCGGCTTGCTCGCGCCAATCATCGTACATCTGCCTTTTTACCGGGTTGCTCAGGTTTTCGTACGCTTGGTTAAGCAATTTCATTTTCTCAGCCGAACCCCCGGCATCCGGATGATGCATTTGGGCTAATCTGCGGTATGCTGCCGATATTACTTCGGGGCTAGCAGTTGGGCTAACCTGAAGTACTTCGTAATAATCAATCATTACTGCCACCTCGGTTTAATGGTTGTCCTACAAATAGTTGTCAAGGTTGGTTTCTTTACTGTCCTCGGGTATAAGCGGAGTGCGTTTATACATGGACATAACTGATTCGCTTCTTTTAAAATAGACTGGTATAAAAACAATTAGCAATATAATCCATAGGGCGAGCAAAAAGTAAGGCCCAGCAAACCAGAGAACAGGAATGCCGCAAACACAGGCAAGGAAGAAAACATCAAGCATGCCAGATACTTCGCTAAAAGCCACAAGCGCCCACACTATTGAAAGAGAAAAATATAACCAATAATTGCCTCCCATATGATTAACAAAATACAGACTAAATGCGTATATGACAAAGGCATACAAAGCCCCTGATGTCGCATGGTTAAAAACGCCCAGCGTTAATAATAACCTCGGCCTGCTTTCGAAGAGTTCTTCACATGGTTTGTCTGACATGGCAATCCAGAGTAATATTGGACCGCCTAAAACGAATCCGGAAATAAGTTTAAAAATATACGAAACAATGCCTGCAATCACAATATAGACAACAAAACTACCCACTAAGAATCAACTCCCTATAGGCAAATATCCCCATTGTCACAAATTACCTTTGCCCTGACATTCCACATATTGCTATACTCGCATATGTGGTTCCGGACTGAATAATCGCTTGCTTCTTCCTTGTGGTGGAGGATAAGATATTAGGAGGCGACGAACCACGTTTTCAGTCAACCAGGATAATGATTATAAGCACAGAGCCGTGCCTATAATAGGTAGTTTTGGAAGCCTGCCAGTTATCCTGGTTGCCTATTTCCTGTCTCTTAACCGCGATCGTGACAGTTAATATCACAGAATTCATGGTTCGCCCCTCCCCTTATGTATTTTGTGTACTGAATAAATAAACCAATAAAACCACCTTCCTTTCATAAAATGTCGAATTTCCCCTAAAGACAGCAAAGCCCGGCCATACGACCGGGATGTTTACTTTTTTTGTTCCAAAACCAACATGAGTTGCCGTCGTGCCAGTTCAACAGCTTCAGCGGCCTTTTCTTCTGTTATAAGCCCATCCCCAATGGCCTGCTTCAAGGCCATCCGTGTATCTTCCAAAATTTTATCAACATCTGAAACGCTGTAAATTTGAGCAGGTTCGTTGACTTCCAGTTTGATGTTGTCAGGAGGAACGCCTAATAATTCATCAGTTGTAACATTAAAAAACTCAGCCATAGATTTAACTAGGTTGCTATCAATTCCGCGCTTATTGTTTTCATAAAGAGATATTGCGGTTTTGGATAAGCCAAAATATTCGCCCAATTGACTTTGGGTTAACCCCTTTTTGTTTCGTAATTTCTTCAGATTGTTTCCTGACACAATATCCCTCCTAGCATTAATCTCATTGTAGTTTTCAAATAAGCAACTAGCAAGTGGGTTGCCATATTGAAAAATTTTTATGTAAAACCTATTGCAATTTTCAAAATGGCAACTATAATAGTAGTTAAGGGTTGCCAAAACGAAAACAAAGGGGGTGCTTGCAATGCAAAAATCGTTAAAGAGCATAAGGGCTGAAAAAGGTATAGGGCAACAGTTTATGGCAAACCAGTTAGGTATTTCAAAGACCCATTACTGCAATCTAGAAAACGGAAAGAGGCGTCTGTCTTACGCTATGGCTTTACAGATATCCCAAATATTAAAGGTTCCAATACAAAATATTTTTTTTGGAGAACTGGATGCCAAAATGAAAACCGGAACCGATTGCAGATAAATAACCCACTAATATCCTTCCCCGCACGGCGCGGGGATAAACATACAGGAAGGAGGCAAGAAGAAATGGCCCCGTCAGGAACAATTACTGACTGCTTATCAGGGAAGGCGCTGGAGCAAATCGCAAATAGAGTTATTGTTGTTCTCAAGGGATCCGGTCTGAGCCAGTCCCTTGCAAGTAAGGTGCTGGAAATGGCTCAGAAGGGATACCAAGAAACTATTTCGCAGCCTTCAACTCATTAAGTATTTGCCCTAACTTTGTTGCAATCTCAGCCAGGGCGCATTGGGAATAAGTATCTGCATGGACCATTAACGCACAATCGCCTGAGCATATTTTGCCTGAAAACGGGCAGTCGTAAGAACCCAAAATTACACCTCCCTTCAATTTGATAGCCTGACATCTACCAAATTCGACACAAGGAAGGGTAATCCTGTAAACCGCATAGAGGAGGCGAAATCATGAACGAGTTAATTGAAAAACAAGAACTACAGGTTAAGGAAGTTGATTACGACGGTGTAACGATGCTGGCATGCATGGATGACCAGGGAATTATCCGCGTGGGCGTCAGAAGTATATGCGACGGACTAGGAATTGACTACAGCGGACAAATGCAACGAATAAACCGTGACGATGTACTTCCGCAAGGGGTATGTAAAATACAGATACCTACAAACCAAGGAATACAGGAAACTAATATGATGGATATCGAATATCTGCCATTCTTCCTAGTCGGCATCAAAGCTTCAATGTGCAAACCGAAAGTTCGGCCCGCTCTCAAAGAATTTAAGGTTAAGGCTAAAGATGTCCTGGCTGCGGCATTCCTGCCACAAACCCAACCTATGACCGAGCTTCAAATCCTCCGCGGTGCCATTGACCAGATAGAAGTCGCCCAACGCATGGCTCTCGAAGCCAAGGAAGAGGCTGCCCAGGCTAATCAACAGATACAGGCGGTGAAAGAGGCGATCATTCAGACTGACCGCGACTGGCGCCGGTGGGTAAACAAGCAGCTACAGCGCATTGGCTTTAAGCTGGGTGATTACCAGGGCATCAAAAATGAAAGCTACGACCTGCTTAAGCAGCGTGGTCGCTGCAACCTTGACCAACGCCTGGATAATTTGCGCAACAGAATGCGCACTGCCGGCTCTACCAGAACCCAACTGGCAACCGCGAATTACCTGGATGTTATCGAAGCCGAACCCAGACTAAAGGAGATTTATACCGCTATAGTCCGGGAATTATCCGTTAAATATGTAGCCTAATTATATGGTTCTTTGAAAACTGCATACCCCCAACACCATAACGAAAGCGAGGTGATAATATGCCAAAGCCGCTAACAAGGCCCAGGGCGGTGACAGACAAAGGTTTTATCCCAGAAAAAGTATTAATTGATTTATGGGCTGCTTATTATCTTGATTATGTCAAGAAGCAAGGCGTTTTCTCTTCCCCCAACAAGGAGCCGAAAGGCCATAATAAGCGCAGAAAGGAGGAACCCAGATGAACCCTTACAGATGGCTCGTCCACCGCTGCGAGGCCAGCGACGCCTTTTCCTGGGGAGTGGTTGTGTTCGGCATTATTGCAGCGTTGTTTATCGGATTTTGGAGATAGGGGGTGTATGCATGGACATTGATAAATTCGTGGACTTAGCCTTCGAGAAGCTTGTCCTGGAGAAATACCTGAAAAACATGAAAGACGGCAAGATAACGCCGGAGTACTGCCTGGAGCTTATATCGCGGGCAGCAGAAGCAGAAGCCGTAAACGATATTTTGCAGCAGGAAATCGACGGCCTGAAGAAAACCATAGCCCAGCTTTATGATGAATTATCCCAGTTCAAGGCGGCCAACGCTATTTAATTCTCAAAGAACTTATAGAAATATTATCCATCAGGAAGGGAGGTGTGAGAATGGCGAACAGTGTCATAGGGCAGGCGGTCAAGGAGAAAAGGCGGCAGGCCAATATGACAGTAAGGGAGCTGGCAGAACTGGTACCGGCAGATGACAGAACTATTTTCCGGTACGAGGCAGAGGGAAGAATCAGGCCGGACGTGCTGGCGAGGCTGGCGCAGATTTTCAGGAGCAAGGACTTAACGGAGTGCTACTGCCGGGAATGTCCGGTGAAAAACGTTAAGTTCAAGGGCCGCCGGCTATCTTGGTGGCAAAGGCAGATAGAAAAAATAAGAGCCGCTCTTGAAGCGGCCCAATAGAAAACTTGTAAATAAATCATACCACAGAGCCCGTAGAAAATCAACTTTGGGGCGGCGGGGACCCGTGGGGGAACGAATACCCGATCAGCTCCCCGGAGGCGGCAAGAGCGCACGGGATAGCCGCCGACCGCCCCAATTAATCTATTGCCTACTGCGATAGGCGCAGGAATACCCGCAAGAACCGGAAAAGGAGGCGAAAGCCGTGAATGAGTGGAGGTTTTCGCCATACAGGATAGAGAGGAGGAGGCATAGAGATGAGCGTGCCTGCAGAAAAGCTGCAATTTGAAACCATATCAATAATTCTAAATAGGCTTGGTTTGGCTAATTTCAAAGGCCAAAAAGGTTTTACCCTGGACACCCAGGGAGGTAATATAGATGTTTTCGGCGATAACGAAACAGGGAAAACAACCCTGTATGACGCATTCTTGTGGTTGTTCTTCAATAAGGACAGCAGCAACCGCACGGCCTTCAATGTTAAGACCCTGGACAGCAACGGAGAGGCCCTGCACGGACTGGAACATACCGTGGAAGGCACACTTAATATCAACGGCAAGCCGGTCGTTTTAAAGAAAACCCTAGTCGAGAAATGGATTAAAAAGCGCGGAGAGGCCCAAAAGACATTCACAGGGCATAATGTCCTGCACTGGATTGATGATGTTCCGGTAAAAGAAGGGGAGTATCAGAAGTATATTGATTCCCTCATCAACGAGAAATTGTTCAGGTTGATAACCAATCCCCTGTATTTCAACACTCAGTTACCCTGGCAAGACCGGCGCAAAATGCTGCTTGAGATCGTCGGCGACGTGTCGGACGAGGCAGTTATTGCTTCGGATGTCAGTCTGGCCCGGCTGACCGAAATCCTGAACGGCAAAAAGACTGACGACTACAAGAAAATTATCAGTGAGCGGATCAGGAAGATTAACGAAGAAATCAAAATGATTCCACCGCGCATTGACGAGCTGCAGCGCGGCATTAAAAACGAAGAACCCGATTATTCCATGACCGAGCGCCTGTTAGTTGACCAGCGTTCCAGCCTGCAAAGAATCGAAGAGCAGATGGTATCCGCTTCTTCCGTTACCAAAGCGTTTCAGGCCAAGCAGCAGCAATTGAACAAGCTTTATGGTGCCCTGGGGCAGAAGAAAACCGAATTGGAGCGCCAGGCCAACGCCGGCCGGGATGCTCTGATTAAAGAAGAGCTCCGTCTTACCCGGGAATGCTCCGATCTGGCCGGTGAGGTAAGCATCCTGGAGTCGAAGAAGAAGCTCACCCAGCAGGAGTACGAAACCAACGGAGATAAAATGGCCGAGCTCCGCGCCAAGTGGGGCGAACTGAATAACAAGCAATTCGCCCCACCGGGGCCGGATGCCAAGGTATGCCCGCTATGCCACCAGGACCTGCCGAAACAGGACTGGGCGGAAAAGGTTGCCCATGCCAGGGAGGAATTCAACCAAGTGAAAAGGGCCGGCCTCAAAGACATCACAGAAAAAGGGCAGGCGTTGGCAGCGCAAAATGAAGAGCTGACCGAGGGGCTCGTCCTACTTGAGCAGCAGGTCGCACAAAAGACCGGGGCTAAAAACGACCTGGAATCCCAGTTAAAAGCGGTCAAAGCTAAACTGGACGGACCCTGGGATATGGCATCCCCGGAATCCCATCCCGAATATATAGCCATTCAGTCCCAAATAGATACCCTGCAGGCGGAGATAGAACAGCCGGCAGATAATCGCGCCACTGAACTGCTGGAGCAGAAGCGGGAAGTAACCCGGGAGATTGAGCGGCTGAACGCCATTCTCAACAACAAAGAAATTCGCGCCAAGACTGTCGCCAGAATTGAAGAACTCAAGCAGGACGAGCGGAAAAAGGCTGAGAGGATAGCCGAGCTGGAAGGCCATAAGTTCCTGCTGGAAAACTTCACTAAGGCCAAGGTAAGCCTGCTGGAGAGCAACATCAACAGTCGATTTAAGACTGTAACCTTCAAAATGTTCAACACCCTGATAAACGGCGCTGTCGAAGACTGCTGCGAGGCTCTGATAAACGGCGTACCTTTCGCGGATGCAAACAATGCGGCCAAGATTAACGCCGGGCTGGATATTATCAACACCCTTACCCAGCACTTCGGAGTATCGGCCCCGATTTTTATAGACAATCGGGAAGCCATAACCAACCTCATTGACGTTGAAGCTCAGGTCATTAGCTTGATTGTAAGCGAAAAAGACAAGTCGCTGAGAGTAGAACCTTCGGAGGGAAAATATGCCAAAATATCCTAAGCCCAATGCGATCGAAATTAAAGGAAATGTTGCCGTAATGAGCATCGCGAAAAGGAATGGCGAGGTTATTAAAACCATCTTTGATGCCGAGGATATCCCAAAGGTTAAATCGGTATATTATCGCTGGTATGCCCATTATGAGGCTAGATTTAAGGAGGCTTAAAAAATGAGCGAACAGGAAGTGATTCAGAGTAATAACGCCATTGCTAACCCCGAAGATTTGATACCCGGTTTTACCAGCAAACAGAGCTTGGAATTGGCCCTTAAGGCTGCCAACATACTTTCGAAGTCTACACTAGTGCCAAAGGACTACCAAGGTAATCTGCCCAACTGCGTAATTGCCTTGAATATGTCAGCGCGGATGAACGCAGATCCTTTAATGGTTATGCAGAATCTTTATATCGTATATGGCCGCCCTGGATGGTCCAGTCAATTCCTGATCTCTACTTTTAATACCAGCGGCCGGTATTCAGCCCTACGCTACCAATGGGTAGGCGAAGAGGGAAAAGATACTTGGGGCTGCAAGGCATGGGCTATTGAAAAAGCAACCGGAGAAAAGCTGGAAGGTTCTACCGTGACCATTGCAATAGCAAAAAAAGAAGGCTGGTACGACAAAAATGGCAGCAAGTGGCAGACCATGCCGCAGCAAATGCTTATGTACCGTGCGGCCAGTTGGTTTATCCGGGCTTATGCCCCTGAGCTTGCTATGGGTATGCATACCGAGGAAGAACTTTACGATACCTTTGATCTTACGCCTGCCGACTATGAAATTAAGGTAGAACAGGAAGTACAGCAGAATGCCAACGTCGAGGTCGTGGACATTGACAAGACGCAAACAAGAGAGGGAAACAGTAAGGCAGATACTACCTCGAAAACCGACAGCTTGCCGCCTGACGATGATGGCCCGGGGTTCTAAACATGAAGCTAAAGGTGTTGGGCAGCAGCAGTCACGGAAACTGCTATGTCCTGGATACTGGAGCCGAAGTCCTGCTGCTTGAGTGCGGACTAAGGTTCCAGGACATCCAGAAGGGGCTAAATTTTGACCTCTCCCAGGTAACAGGTTGTCTCATGACCCATGAGCACAAAGACCATAGCAAGGCAGTAAATGAGGTTATGGGAGCTGGAATTGATGTTTATTGCTCTTCCGGTACCGCTGAGACTTTAAAGCTTGGCGGCCACCGGTTCACGGCTATCAAGGCCCTGCAGCAGTTTGATGTGGGCGGCATAACTGTTTTACCTTTTGAGATCCAGCATGATGCGGCAGAGCCCCTTGGGTTCCTTTTATGCCGTCTGGAGACGGGGGAAAAGCTTTTGTATGCTACAGATACCTATTACGTTCGGAACCGTTTCCAAGGCTTAAATTACGTCCTTATAGAATGCAACTACTGCCTGGAGACGCTGAGAAAGAACGTGGAAGCCGGATTAGTGGCGCCGGCATTAAAGGACCGGATACTTGGCAGCCACTTTAGCCTGGACCACGTGAAGGACTTCCTGCGCGTCAATGTGACAGCGGACACCCGGAAGATAGTGCTAATTCATTTGTCTGACGACAATTCCGATGCGGCCAGAATGCAGCGTGAGGTCCAGGAATTGACTGGGGTAGAAACAGTGATAGCCGACAGCGGCATGGAGATAGGATTGGATTTATATCCGTTTTAAGGAGGTACAACCATGGAAATATGGATATGCAGTCAGAATAAATGCGTTTTGTGCGAGGCTAAAGGCATATGGGTTGAGGACGAAAGCATTTATACCAGCCAGATAATTAATGGTATTCCCCTATGGCTGGGCGAATACGATTCTGAGGTTGAGGCTCTCGCGGTGTTGGACCAGATACAGGGTCAAGTTGACCTAACACGGCCTGAATCTATACTCCAGCAGGGCAAGGTTTTCCAGATGCCGCCAGCCGGCTTTAGCACTCAGCCTATTGAATTATCTTACTCAGAACGCCTTTCCCGTGAAAGGTATCTTGAGTTTGTGAGTGAGTTAGAGGCTGAGGGTGACCCAGACATTCCATCTGAAGGACAATGGCGTGATGAGCTTAAGGCTGCCATAGAAGCAAAGGAGGGATAGCATGGACCCCAGAGAGATAGCGCTTGATATAGAACAGGTTGTTGAGCGGTGGCGCAAAGCATGGGAATTTGAGGCCTTTGAAAGGCCCTTGCCATTGCCGGAAACCATCAATGCTATATGCGAGGAATTGGCCTTCAGTCTAGAGCGCATAGGCTGTAAGGAAGAAGAGATCGCATTGCTGGAAGAAGAGAACGCATTGCTGGAAGAAGAGAACGCATTGCTGGAAGAAGAGAACGCCAAACTGCGGGCAGTGGCAGAGGCGGCAAAGGAATTGAGACTTACTCAGACATATAAAAAGTTTCATGATGCCGCAAGTCAAAGTCTGCTTATTATTGAAGCTGCTGCAAAACTCGACAAAGCCCTTACCGCCGCTGGATATGGGGTGAAGAGTGATGAGTGAAAAACTGCTGCCGTGCCCGTTTTGCGGCGAGGAGGCTGAGATTGAAAGCTTCCCTGTGTTCACAAATTTGAGGCCGTATTCGCCGGAAACGGCAGATAAAAAATATTATGTCCAGTGCAAGGGCTGCGCTACCCAGTGCGGCGCATTGGAATACGATACGCCAGAAGAAGCTATCGCCGCCTGGAACCGTCGCGCTGGTGGCTGGATAGCGGTAACGGAGAAATTGCCGGAAGATGACCCCGGTATATCGCGATATTCTGATTCCCATTTTGAATTTTGTACCGTAATGGCAGCGGGATTTTACGCCGGAAGCAACAGGCTGAGCGTGGGCCAAGTCAACCGCCTGATTAATTACCGCACAGGTATAGAGTACATTGACCGCGTGGCTAAAACGCTGGACGAGTGGTATTGGGGCGGCTCTTTTGAAAAGGTTACCCACTGGATGCCAATGCCGCAAGGACCGGAAGGAGCTGAGCGGAAGAATGGATAGGCTAACCGATAGAGATGATCTCAACCAAGCCGTGGTACATCCTCAATACTGCGGTGACGACATAAGTTGGGAAGATTACATAGGGTTGCTTCTCGACCGTCTTGCCGCTTACGAGGATACCGGACTGACGCCGGAGGACCTGAAAGAGGTTCAGGATGCGCTTGGCAAAACACCGATGAATCGGTTCTATGACATCATGCAAGCTGAACGTGAAGGGCGGCTCGTCGTGCTGCCGTGCAAAGTGGGAGATATGGTGTATGCCATTGAGGAAGAATATTTCGACTGTGAAAACTGTCTATATGGCAATGAAGCACATTATGACAAAAAAATCAATCGAGTATGCTGCGACTTATATGCTACTGCTAACCGTCATTGCCCCTATAGAATCCAAGAGCAGATAGCTAAAGGATTCGAAATTTCGAACGACAACGGAAAGCCTGTTTTGTCTGCACCTGGAGAATGGGGATATGAAGGCCTTGAGCCCATTCAAGGAATTGATGGGAAATGGTATCTGTCTCGCGAAGAAGCCGAGGCCGCGCTAAAGGAGTTGATCACCCGTGACAAGTGAAGTGATGAAGGCCCTTAACACGGTATCGGAATACATTCTCACAACGGAGCAGGAGAACACCCGCCTGGACCGGCTGGTGGACGCCATGGGGGAAGAGCTGGCGGCAGCAAAAGCAAACACCGGGGCTGAAGAAGTACTTGCACTGGTAGGCCAGATGGCAAATGCCTGGGAGCCTAGATTTGACGTACTGCCTGATGGTATACAGGCGATCATACGAGCTTACCGTAAGTGGGAGAAAGGAGAGGACCATGAGAGATTATAAATTTCGCGGCAAGCGGACGGACAATGGGGAATGGGTGATAGGATGTTACGCTAAATTTGTTAATTACTTGGACGGGAATACAAAACCGGGTATACAGGTAATTACGCAGGTTCCAAGTTCTTTTGACAGAATGATTCCAGCTTTTGAAACGGAATTAGTGGAGGTTATTCCCGCCACCGTCGGCCAGTTCACCGGCCTCAAGGATAAGAACGGGCAGGAACTCTATGATGGGGATATTTTACAGGGTGGTCAGGACTACGAGAAAATTTACGGAAAACCAATAGTGAAAATAGGTGAATATATAGACAACGGTTTAAGGCATCTTGACTTATGCGAAGATGAAACCTTTCCACTTTACGGAGTTTATATTGAAACTTTATGGGGCCCCGGGGGATTGAGTGGTGACCATGAATTAATTAAGATCGGCAACATCTATGATAACTCGGAGTTATTGGAGGTGAGCCGATGAAGCTAACCATACCCGGAGAACCTACAGGTAAGGCCCGCCCCAGAGTGACGCGGCAGGGGATAGCATACACCCCTGCCAAGACGGTAAATTATGAAACCCTGGTGCAAGAATTATATTATGTCCAACACGGTAACAAGCGGTTAGAAGGGCAAATATCGGCTCTGATAATCGCTTATTTTTCGATTCCCAAGAGCGCCAGCAAGAGGAAACGGCAAGCCATGTTAGATGGCCAGATCAGACCAACCAAGAAACCGGACTGGGACAATATTGGGAAAATTATTTGCGATTCGCTCAATAAACTGGCTTATGACGATGATAGCGGCATTGTGGATGGAACCGTAAAAAAATACTATTCTGATAACCCGAGAGTGGAGGTTTATTTAACAGAGGCAAGTTAAGGGAGGTCTGGTAATGATATGCACATGCGGGAGAGAGATGATTTTGGGCAGTAGAAAGAAAAGATTTTGGATAAAGGATATTCGGCTCTGTACCCATTGCGGCAGGGCCGTTCGGCTATTAACTCTGGCCAGCGGGGAGATAGTCTCCGTGGTTATCTGGCCGGGGAGGTACAAGAGGATAGCGTAGAGAAGGAGGGGATAATTTGCAGGCTGAGAGCTTCAAACGGGTTGAGGGTAAACTATACGGCTACTATGATAATCTGCGTAATCTGGAGATGCTGCGTGCCCAATTAGAGGCAGTGGAGAAGGATATAAGCGATATCCGCTCCCTTTCTACCGATACATACGAGCTGGCCGCATCTTTTGGCATGGTCGCAAACTACACTACTGAGCGGGTACAAGGGTCGAAGTCTATCTATCACAGCCCGGTTGAAGCAGCCTACCTTAATATGTGCGAGAGTATTGAGAAGCTTCTGACAAGGCGGGTAAGCCTTAAAATGAGGATTATAAGGCTGGAGGAGCAGGTGGACGGCATCCGCTTTGCTCTCAGCCAGTTAGAGCCCTTTGAGCTTAAGGTGGTTGAGCATAAATACCGGCACAACAT